TGATTTTAATCCCTCTTCATTTTTTATTATTAAAGATAATTTATTAAAAATTTCTAAATTTTATAAAAAGATAATTATTATTGGTTTTCGTATAAATTATTATGAGGCCTCGCAATATGTCGAAGCATTGTCATGTTTGCCAAAAAATTATATACTTGAAGCTACTGATGTTGATAGCTATAATATTTCGCAAGCATGTGGATCTCATACGACATTGCTATCTCCAAATCCAATATCATATCAAATAAAACCTAGTAATATTAATGTTGATGGAAAGATCAGTGTCATATGTGCATGCATGAATCGCATGGAGATTCTTAAAGTCAATATTATGTCATGGTTGAATTTCTCAGAAATTGGAGAGATTGTTATTGTAGATTGGAATAGCAAACAACCACTATATGATCTGCTTAAGCTTGACAAGCGCATAAAAATAGTACGTGTTGAAGATCAAAAATACTTTAATATTTCACAGGCATTTAATCTAGCTCTTGACAATTCGACCCTAGAATATGTCTTAAAACTTGATACTGATTATTTTCTAAATCCGTATTATAATTTTTTTAAATCTCATCCAGTTCAAAATGATTCTTTTTATACTGGATGTTGGTCATATTGTGAAGAAAATAATGATATTCCAAAACCAATTTTTCAACATTTAAGCGGACTATGCTATGCGCGAAGAGAATATCTAATCGCAGTTAAAGGTTATAATGAACATTTCAATGGCTATGGTTATGATGATACTGATTTACATAATCGTATATTAGCTAGCGGTAAAAGAAAAATAATCATAAATCATGATTATAGTGTCATGCATATACCACACTCCACAACTGAGCGTTTAGCAAACTATGAGCCAAATAGTTGGAATGATAAGAGAAATAAAGAGCTATCACTTTCAATGGGATTAGCTCCAGATCGAGTAAAATCGTGGAGTATAATTAAAAGCTACACACCTAACCTTTATTTTGCATATGAAACTAGTAATGATATACAATAGCAGCTGTGCGACATGTCTGCCATATGTTCAAAGTGTAAAGGACTCAGCGGTCTCATATGATATATCATATCAAAGCTTTGATATAAATGAGGATATTTTTAGCAGCATACACCATATTGTTAATTGTCGCATTTGTATTGATCGCAATATCAATGAGATGCCGCTACTAATCATCTTTAAAAATGACACGCCATGCGAAGCAATTGTTGGTGTTCATGATGCGGCATCAATAGACGATAAACTCAAAGGTGTCTTTTTATAAATATAAATGGAAATAATTCCATTAACAAAATAAAAGATATGATCGAAGAACTATTAAAATTGGTTGAACAATATCCTTGGTTTGTTGTAGTTACAAGTGCAATCAGCCTCGCAAGTGCGATTGCTAGTGTAACACCAACACCTAAACCAGGCAGCACTCTCGCCAAAGTCTATGGCATTATTGATTTTCTAGCATTGAATATTGGTAAAGCAAAAGACAAAGGCACTAAGTGATCTCTCAACTATTAACCGCCGTTATTGAAGCATGCAGAGCATATTGTCTCTATGTGCAGCTAAAACGGGAATCAAGAATCGATGAAATTGAAGATGAAATTGATCGTATCTCTGCTATTGGTGATGCAACTAGTAAGCTGCAAACTCGTAGACTGTTGCTTCGAAAACAGAGATACATTGAACAACTCGGCACTATACGATCCACCACAGATACATCTAATTGAGGGCAAAAGCTATCAATTCAAAGAAGGTGTATTAGAGGGTCGAGGCCAGCGTTTTCATAGCGACTATGAATATCGTAGAATGATCATCGAACAATAAGTCATGCTAAACAACTCTAACAAGCAGGCCAGATTGAACACGTTTCAGTCTGGCCTTTTTTACGTCTATGCCAGCAAGAAAACAAACAACACGCAAATCAAAAACAACATCGGAGCCACACAACGCTATTGAAAAATCATTGAGCTTCAATTGGAGCACAGATTTTACAATTAAAAATAGCTTTCATCTTAATCCTCTTCATAAGGAATTTAAGGATTGCTGTATGGCTGATCAAACAAAAATAGCCTTTGTCGATGGCCCAGCGGGCACTGCAAAAAGTTATTTGGCTGTTCTTAGTGCATTGCAATGCCTAAAGGAACAAAAGGTCGATAGCATCATTTATATTCGTAGCGTTATTGAAAGTGCTAGTCGCAGTATTGGTGCATTGCCTGGAGAAATTGATGATAAGTTTGGTCCCTATGCAATGCCACTTATGGAAAAGGTAACTGAGATTTGTGGTGATAATGTTGCTGCTATTTTAAAAAGTCATGATGTACTTAGTGCTGTGCCTGTAAACTTCGTAAGAGGACTAACATTCAATCGAGCATTTGTTATTGTTGACGAAGCGCAAAATCTAACAAAGAGCGAGCTTGTGACAATCCTAACTCGGTTTGGCAAGGACACTCGATATGCTATTTGCGGAGACAAGGCTCAGAGCGATATTGGCAAGCTTAGTGGATTTACTGAGATCTTTGATGCATTTGCTGGTCGTGGTGATGCGAATAGTCAAGGCATATATAATTTCAAGTTTGGTCAAAATGAAATTGTTCGCAGCAAGATCTTAAGATATATTGTTCAAGTACTTGGAGCTTAAAAATATTTCATTTTTTGGTTTACAAACTATTATTCCGTTGGTAGAATACAAGTGTAACTTGCTTACACTGACGGAATATGAAATATTACGTCTAGCTATGCACATCTATCGCTATATAATTAAAAATAATTTGATCTATATACACTATGATCCAAAAGATGATGATATAATTAAAAAAATATCATCGTATGAAATATTGCCTGATGATACAATAAGTGAGATAAAGCAGAGCTATGATATGGATGATATGCCCTATAGTCTCTACATAAACAGCCTTGTAACACTAAGTAAACTCAATCTGTTTTGATAGAAATTTTTAAGAGTAATAAATAAAAAATATGACATACGACATTTTTTATAGAACATATAGCGGAGATGCGAAGTGGTTGAACTATAGCTTACAATCAATTCATAAATTTGTAACGGGATATTCCTCTGTAATCGTAACTGCACCTGAAAGTTCAAGAGAAGTTATTGAGCCTATTGTAAATAAACACGGTTTTAAATTTATTGAGTGTGAAGCGATACATCCTAGCGATGATTATGTTGGCCAACAAGCAACAAAAATGTTTTCTGATTTATATACCACTTCTGATATTATTGTTCATGTTGATTCTGATGTGATTTTTACACGAGATATTACATTACAATCCTTTATCAATTCAGATGGCACTAAACCATTAAATTTAAAAAGTGCACATACAAATATTGAGACTCCTTGGAAATCTATTACTGAAAGAATTGTAAAATTTGAAGTAGATTATGAATATATGCGAAAAATGCCGCTAGTCTATCCAAGAGAAATTTATAAACACACGCGCGATTATCTTGAAAGTGTACATGGTGTTTCTTTTCATGAACTAGTTCGTTCTATAGATAATAGAGAAATTTCTGAATTTAATATTATCGGTGCTATATGTGAAAAATATTATCCACAGCTTATTGAATGGCAAGATACTCATGGTCCAATTCCTCTGCCTGAATCATGTGTAATTCAATATTGGAGTTGGGGTGGAATAGATGATAAAGAAGAAGAAATTAAAAAGTTTCTGTCTTAAATGATTTTATTATTTAAAATTTTGCAAACATAAAAATTCCCACAAACGTTCTATTGCCCAAGGTGTTCTATATTCATATTCAGTCTCTTGTAAAATTGTATTTGTAGGCCAATTTAAATTTTCCAAAAGAGTATGAGCAAGAGGTTTAAATTTAATTAAGCATTCACTACTTAATTTAAAATTTGCATATGGACAAAATGACCACCAACTTGGCAATTGAATATTGGCTACTGATGCAACTTCAGCGCAGGGGAAATTCCACTCTCCGCACCATGGTTTGCCGAATTGATTAGACATATAGCAATAATCGCCAATCCATTCAAATGGACTTTCAGTAAATTTGCATAATAAATTTATGTCACTGATATGGTCTAATGGATTACCTTGGGTAAAAACTGTATTTTCTGCATATTCACTTGCATTTACTATATGCCAAAGATAGGTATGAGATTCTCTGCCTATATTAGGCAAAACATTATCAAAAGACATATCAGCTCCTTTATGATATACCGTAATTTTATCAAAATTTGAAGACACAGAATTTAACCAAGAAAGGTCTTCATTATAATGCGATACTACTAATTCTGAATTTAACATATGATGATATTATTCTCTAAGTAAATTTAATTTTGGTTGTAATATTTGCAAATCTTTATCGGTAAGCGTTTTAAGCGATTCAATTTGAGTATTTACAAAATCAATGTCTATGAAGGTTGTATATTTTTTGCGTGAAACATTTAAATTTTTAAAGTTTTCTCTAAACCAACATAAATCCAATGGAAACGGAGAAAAATCAGGTCCAGGTAAATCCATATCATCTTCATTTATATTATAGTATAAATTTTTATCTAAAACATTAATCAGTTTTTCATATAACATCTTAAAGTAATATTCATTAGGGTGACTCATATTATAACATATGATATTTTCTTTATATTGATTTAGAATATCATCAATGCTTATGAAACATTTGTATTTAGAACGTTCATCTACTTCTCTTTGTTTAAGTTCTTCTAAACAATTATTTACATTATAATCTATTAAGTTTGCAATTTTCGGATCGTTTTCGTTTTTTAACCAATCCAGTATTTGCGCATTATTTAATCCCTTTTCTAGAAGCCATAGAAAAATATATGGCATTTGTAAATTATTTTTGTTATTTTCAGACAAATAGCCAGAAAACCAAAATGATGGAATGCATATCATTTGTTTATTTGTATGATATTTGTCATAGATATAATCTGTAGTCAATTCGATGCGTCTATCAGCGGACATATTAAAATTTTGAAATACAATAATATCTGCTTCATCAATAATTCTTTCCAACGATTTTATGGTGTTGTCAGTAGCAAATCCATATTCAGTAGTTGACACATACATAAAGGGAGAAACAACACCAGATTCTTTATTCCATATGGTAGCCAAATCATAATCTGCGGCTTTTAGTATTTCATATTGTTCATTAAATCGCGGTGTATTAATTTCTAACATTTTACTTAAAACTCCTAATTGGCAATTTCCATAAAACATTATTTTCTTTTTCATAGTGAATATATTTATAAATCTATGAAAATAGTAGTTTACAAACGTCATAAATTATAGTAGTATTAACGCATATGAAAAAAATAATCGCAATTGCTGGACATGCACACTCGGGCAAAGATCGCCTTTATAGCATACTTGAAAACTATTATAGTTCTCAAAATCTAAAGACCCAAAGATTTGCCTTTGCTGATGAGCTTAAACGTGAAGTTGATGAATTTCTAATCTCTAAGACTGGCATATCGGCGTGGACATCTGATCCTGTACAAAAAGCGGTTATAAGACCCTTTCTTGTTTTTTGGGGCACAGAGTTTCGCAGAAACAAAAATCAAGATCATTGGATCGAATGTTTGGCTCATAATCCAGCTTGGACAGAATCTGATGCAGATGTGCTTGTAATTACTGATCTTCGTTTTAGTAATGAATATGAGTGGCTAAAACAAAAAGGTGGATCGAGCATTTACTTATCTCGTCTACAAGACGATGGTTCACCAGTGCCAGCACCGAATGAATATGAGCGGGTTAATAATGCATGGTTACGTGATCATGCTGACATTGATTTTGTTTGGCCTACGTGCAAAGATGCGCAAGAACTTGAAACCTTTACACTTAAAAATCTAATACCACAACTATGAATAGTCCTAAACTCTGCTTTATTGACGTTGAAACAACTGGCGTACATCGCGAACAGCATAACATTTTTCAGATCAGTGCCCGCATCACTTCGTCTGATGCATCTGAAATCTTGTCAAGCTTTAATGCTACATTCAGACCATTGACACTAACCGTTCAAGAGGATGCACTCGCGCAACATGGTTATAGTTTAGAAGATCTTGCTAGCTTGCCGACGAGTAGCAGCACTGCATATAGTGAGTTTGTGGCATGGCTCTCAGAGCATGTCAATCGTTATGATAAATCAGACAAGCTTCACTTTGTTGCCTATAATGCTAAATTTGATGCCGAGTTTGTAAGATCTTGGTTTGAGAAACATGACGATGCCTATTTTGGCAGCTATTTTTGGAATCCTCCTATTTGTGTCATGATGGGGGCAGCTTGGTTTACCAAAAGAGTCAGAGGGGCCCTCCCTAATTTCAAACTATCTACGCTATGTCAATGCGCTGAGTTAGGCTGGGACGAAGCTCAGGCACACGATGCAAGCTATGACATTGACAAAACCATTGAGCTTTATCGTTATCTTGACACAAATCTCAGCGCTCTCTAGGCTGATCCTGGAGCAGAGGGCCCAGCCCGGGGCCAGTCAATGACAGGCTTGGAGCCGAGAAAAAAATGAAAAAAAATGAAAAAAGATATGTACTTTTCCCCTCCTTTATGGTAAGATCTCCTTGCCGCTGAAAAGCAGCAGATCTTAGAGAGAGTCTAAGAGATTGAATCAACTTAAAGTAAGACGATGGTTCGAATCCATCCCCAGCCGCGCACGCTGGCTAGGTAGTTTATAAGAGGTAAAACATACTTTAAGTTGAAAAAAAGTTTCACTTTTTTGTTTACAATCTCTCAAATTCTTGGTAAGATCTCCTCATCAAAGAGATTAAGAATTTTGGCGCTATTGGTTTAAACGCTACCAAACGTTTCAATAGATGAATGCGAAATTCTTAATCTTCAGATGAAAAAAAAATCACTTTTTTGTTTACTTTTGAAAAAAAGTTGATAAAATAAGCAATGTAAGACATAAATAACTATCCGATAGGTTCATGACGAGGGAGCACCTGAAGCGCCCAAGCGAGCACAATTAGGTGTCACTATAAACGAAAGTTTATAGGTAGTGTATAAAAATATTTTCTATGTCTTACAAAAACTATGATGTATAAAGGACAAGCCAAGTCCCATCAGAAACAATCGTCAGTTAGTCATTGGCTGATATTTCATCGATTAAGATGAGGTTGTGGTAAAAGCCCACACAGTGTATTTTCAAATAGGCCGTTCGTTCAACGGATAGGACTGAGACCTTCTAAGTCTCCAATGAGTGTTCGATTCACTCACGGCCTACCAAATTTAGCGTTAGGTGTAGCCACCTCGGAAGATGACTGTGATACCGTTACAGTTAACAATTTTCAAATGCTGCCATCGTCTATCGGTTAGGACAAATGGTTTTCAACCATTAGAGCGGGGTTCAACTCCCCGTGGCAGTACCAATTTTCTTAATATCCTATTGTAGCTCAGTTGGTCAGAGCACTCGGTTGATAACCGATAGGTCGCAGGTTCAAATCCTGCCAGTAGGACCAAATTTTTCAATGTACGTGAGGCTACTGTTGGTTGTGTGGCGGCAGACTGTAACCCTGCTCATCAGAAACACCGTTGGTTCGATTCCAACCGCGTACACCAATTTCAAAAAGCACCGTTAGTGTAATGGATAACACGCAAGGCTACGGACTTTGTAATAGAGGTTCAAGTCCTCTGCGGTGCACCAATTTTAATATCGGTATGAAGCTTTAATGGTGAAGCGGCTGTCTGAAGAACAGCATAAGACGATTCAAGCGCGTCCATACCGGCCAATTTTCAATCGCGGGGTAGAGTAGCGGCAACTCAACGGTCTCATAAGCCGTGCACGTGGGTTCGAATCCCACCTCCGCAACCAATTTCTTGGGGATGTAGCTCAGAGGAAGAGCGCTAGCCTGTCACGCTAGAGGTCGCGATATCGTAATTCGTCATTCCCGCCAAATTTTAAGGAACGTTGACAGAGTCTGGTATTGTGCCGTCCTGCTAAGACGTGGCCAACCCTATAAAGGTTGCATTGGTTCAAATCCAATACGTTCCGCCATTTTTTAATACGGATAAAGGCCGACTGGTGAGGCACTTGCTTTGGGAGCAAGCATAGTTGAGTTCGATTCTCAATTATCCGACCAATTTCAAAACATGCGTTGATCGTCTAGTGGCAAGACCTTGGTCTCCAAAACCAAAGACGTGGGTTCGATTCCTACTCAACGTGCCAAACGAGGCGAAGCTTTGATGGCTGAAGCAATCGGTTCTTACCCGATAGAAGCCGGCTCGAGTCCGGACGCCTTGACCATTTTTCAATAAACAATGGGTGCTAAGCTTTAATGGTGAAGCAACGGGCTTTTAACTCGTAGAACTGGGATCGTTACCCAGAGCACCTACCAATTTCAACAGGACTTTCGTATAACGGTTATTACTCTCGGCTTTGACCCGATAGATAGATGTTCAATTCATCTAGGTCCTACCAATTTTCAAATCCCAGCGACCCGAGCAGGCGAACGGGCGTGGCTGTTAACCACTGCACCATGAATAATGGAGGCTAGGATCGTTACCTAGGCTGGGAGCCATTTTTAAAAGCGCTATAAGTGTTACGGCAGCACGTGATCCTTCCAAGTTCGAGGCGTGGGTTCGACTCCCACATAGCGTACCAATTTTGACACAGACGGTCTAGCTGATGTAATTTACGAGACCATAAGAGAGGGTGATTGCGAGTGCGAATGCGTAGTAAGTCTTTTGACCGAAACAAAACAATATCTCGACAAGACCGGATACTTGAACAAATTTCTGCCTCTCAAACTTCGGCGTGTGTCAACTCAATTATCCTAAACGGGCTCATGAAACATAGGGACGGGCTCTTCCACTAGCGTAATGGCTAAAGCTTTCGGGCGAAGAGTATGTATATCTTGCAGAAGTGTTTCATTTTATTAACCTTAAACAACTACGTTAACTTAAAACGATACTAAAGATTGCGAAGTGCATGACTTTAGAGAGTGACGGCGGGAGAGAACGACCAACAATTTTCAATGCTCCTATAGCTCAGTCGTGGTCAGAGCACCCGCCTTATAAGTGGGAGGTCGTGGGTTCAATCCCCCACTAGGAGTACCAAATTTTCAATGCGCTTGTAGCTCAGTGGTAGAGCAAGGGTCTATGATTTGTATAAATATCTTTATGTTATACACAATCTATAAAATTACCAATAATCTTAATGGAAAGATATATATTGGTAAGCACCAAACATTAGATGCAAATGATTCTTATTACGGTTCTGGTAAAGCAATAGTAAATGCCATTAAAAAACATGGCAAAGAAAATTTTACTAAGGAAATATTATTCATATTCCAGACTGAAGAAGAAATGAATAATAAAGAAAAGGAATTAATTACCGAAGAATTTGTATTACGCGAAGATACATATAACTTGGGTGTTGGCGGCGAAGGCGGAGCTCATTTTAAAGGAAAGAAGCATACCATTGAGGTTCGTAAAAAAATAGCTGAGGCTAATGCGAGTCGTGACAATTCATCATTAAAAGGAAAAATACCATGGAATAAAGGTCATAGAAAAAATCCTAATTCATTAGATATGCCTAAAATACCTTGTAAAAGAAAGCGTAATCCTCTTAGTGAAGCAACGAAACAAAAACTTAGAGAAAAACAATTCGAACGTTGGAAAAGACAGAAAGAAACTAATAAATTTTAAATACGCCTGAAGCTTAACGGTCAAGCAGTGGTCTCTTTCGAGCCTTCACGGAAATGAGAAGGCTTAAAATAAACCATTGAAAGCAGGTTCAACTCCTGTCGGGCGTACCAATTTCTTGAAACATTAACACGCCACACCCTGATCAAGCGACGTGGTGATTATAGATAGACATACAATGTAGAAGGTTCGATTCCTTGACTCTGGTGAGGTCTGTGTAGTATGGAATGGATCGTGAAATCCTATAGTGTTAATGTATAAATAATTTTTTAATGGGGCTATGGCGCAATTGGTAGCGCAGATCCTTTGCAAGGATAAGGTTCTCGGTTCAAATCCGAGTAGCTCCACCAAATTTCAATCCCCGCTGTAGCTTATATGGTAAAGTCTACGCTTGTGACGCGTACTAACTCGGTTCGATCCCGAGCAGCTGGACCAACTTTTGTATAAATAAGAACATGAAGAAAGACTCCTTGGAGAATATTGCATTACGCGTTTTAACAGAATCAAAACCGAAATCGTGGCATCAGTTGGATTCAGCTACGCAAAAAAAATTAACTACAGTTTATGCGATGTATAGCCTAGGAAATTTGCAAGCTGAAAGCCAAAAACTGAAAGATGCAATTGCTGAAATTTATCAGCTTGGCCTTTCACAATAAACGCGCTAATAATTTAATGGTAAAATGTCTGTCTTCCAAGCAGAATTCCTGAGTTAGATTCTCAGTTAGCGTACCAATTTAACAACTCTGTAATTCCGTAACATAGTATAGATGATAATGCGCCCGAAAGGGAGAAGGTGCTTAGACCACATGAGGAAAAAAGAATTCAGAATTTCGGTGATCTGAATTAAAAGAAAACGCCGTACACTTTCAATGCTGAAGTAGCCAAGTGGTCGACGGCACTATCCTTGTAAGATAGTAAGAAAAACATCGTGGGTTCGAATCCCACCTTCAGCTCCAATTTTTTTTAATAGAATTATACGGAGGCATGTCCCAAGGTCGGCGAACGAGACTCCAAATCTTGTTGGGTGAGTGCAACTCTCACTCTCCGTGCCAAAATTTCAAATCTTATAAATAAAGATAACATGAAAGAACAAACATTACTAGAAGCAGCAACTGATATTTTACTTAATAAATCGTCATTAACTGAAGCAAAAGATCCAAAAGCTAAACTCTTTGGTCTTTTTGCAAAAAGTTTTGGTGGTGATGCATATATTCTTTATGCAATTGGTAACTTTATTCCTAATGATAAAGGCAATCTTAGCAGCGATGATTATAAAACATTATGGGCTATAGCCCAGAAAAGGGGTGCAAGTCGTGGAAACGATTGGCATGATAGTCCACAAAATATGGAGCTTAAACCAAGTAAAGTCAAAGAATATATTGAAAAATATAAAAAAGAAGTAGAACTTAAAACATCTTTGATAAAGGATTTCGAGAAACAGCTTAAAGCTGCACAATAAATCTTAATAAGAATTTTTAATAGAAAGAGGCTGCATCTTGCAGCCTCTTTCTTTATGCACCAATTTTGCGAGAGGGTGTCTAAACCGCTTGATCCGTCGGTTGAACTTGCATGTCAATATCTCCAAAGTGTTGATGTCAACTGATCTTCAAATTTTTATAAATAACGTTATGAAACGCGATATTATATCTGAAGCAAAAGCCTTGTTAGCTGAGCTTAATGAAGAAGTGACTAAAGTTGGTCATGTTGTTTATCATTGCTCTCCAAAGGCAATTAGTTCTTTAACTCATAAACCATTATGGTTTGCATTGGAAAAAGATCATGCAATTGATGGTTGGTTTCAAAATACTCTTGAAAATAATGATTCTGCCTTTCTTTATAGCGCAACTCTTGATAAGCCAGTGAGTCACATCTATGATGATAATATCACTTCATTATTTGATGAGATCGGTGTAGATTCCAATGACTGGGTTGAAATGATTATTGGCAATCCTTCTGCCGAAGAAGTACTTAACGATGCTGGAACAAAAGCATTGATTGCAGCTGGACATATCGGACTTGTTTATAGCGATTATGATCCACGCGATTTTCAAAAAGATCTTGATGCGCTTGTAGTATTTGATGCTGCAAAGCATGTAAAAAACTGGAAACTAATAAAACAACTTTGGATTCCAGGTTAATGAGCTTCTGAGGATCGTCGATGACCAATGCTGCTTTGTGGACGAGCTCGCTTTACACGCAAGATACGAAAGAGCATTACCTTCATCGGCTACTAAATTTTATAAATAGAAATATGACAGATAAAAACAATTTAATCACCGCAGCAAAGGCCTTACTTGAAGGAAAAGTCCTTAATGAAAAAGTTTCTGGATTTAATCATCCAGATGTTACAGAAAACATGCTTGATGCAATTAGTGAGTTTGATGCAGAAGATGTAGAACGATTGCTACAATGGATGATTGAAGCATGGAGCGATACTGGCTATGAGAACTCTGACACAAGAAAGCTTATTTCAAACTTAAAGACTACACACCGAATCTGGAAAAACCGTAGCGGTAACTAATATGAAAACACAAAGTTTATTAGAAGCGGCACGTCATATTCTTGAAGGATCTGAAAAGGATCCAGGAGAATATGATTATGAAGGCAGCATGGCAAAAAATGCACTTCGTACAATTATTCGCAATGCAAAGGGTTTGCATGATATGCTAGCCGATGATGAAAATTTACCAGAGCATGTACAAGCAGCAATAGTAAAAGCTGAAGAAGCGATTGTTGGTGCTCGTGATTATATTGAAAGCGAAAAAGAACTAGAATAAATTTTAAAAAGCGCAGGTGGTGGAATGGTATACACGGCAGTCTTAGAAGCTGTTGCCGCGAGGCTTGTGGGTTCGAGTCCCACCCTGCGCACCAAATATGGAAGTCGCCCGGATGGACGAGGACACTGTCTTGAAAACAGCTGGGGCCTATAAAGCCCTCGTGGGTTCGAACCCCACGGCTTCCGCCAAATTTCATAATGCGCGATTAGCTCAATTGGTAGAGCATATCCTTTACACGGATGAGGTCGGCGGTTCGAGCCCGTCATCGCGTACCATTTTATAAATAGAAACATGATCTCACTCTTCGAAAAAGCAGAAAAGCTAATTAGCGATGTTCTATTTCCAGCATTTGTCCGCAAGCGCTATGAAGCTGCAAAGAAACTGGCTGATACAAGTGAAGATCGAGGCAAATTTGCCATATTAAGTTTTTATCATTTTGGTGCAAAGCTTAAGCCATATTTGAATGCTAAACGCTGGGAAAAGAAAGACACCGAAACTCGTTGTGATCTTTTCAAAGAGCGTTATAAAAAAGCTTATGCAAAACTAAAAAATCTTGACAGTTTAAGTCAAAAAGAATTTCAAAGCTTGACTGGCATACTTGAAGCCTATGGCGAAGTATATCTGCAAAGCAAAAAACCAAAAGACTATTCAAAAGAATAGAATGCTCTGATGGGGGAATGGCTACTCGGAGGATTGCAACCCCTCTTTATGTCGGTTCGAATCCGGCTCAGAGCTCCAAAGCCACCGTAGTTCAGAGGCAGAACGCGCTGCTCATAACGGCGAGGTCGGGATATCGTAATTCCCCGGTGGCACCAATTTTAAAAGACATAGAAAATATTTTTATACTAAAATTTAAATTTAGTAATGGGCACATCTCTTAACCATGATGCACTATCACTAAAGCCTGATCCCCAGCTATGATAGTCATTGGTGAATTGATAGATATGCTGTGAATATTGTATCATAAACCAATCAACAAGCATATCTTGGCTATTACTGTTAGCATGCATACTATGTGAAGGAATGGTTTCTGTATAGCTTATCTTGTGTTGCTTTTTAAGCAATTCCTTTAGCTTCATGCTATCACTAAACACAAAGATTTTTCTGCCAACCGCTTGAGACTTTACCTCTTTTATGCTATCGCTAATTTTTTCAGCTAGCTCTTCGGTCGCATTATCATTTTCGGAAAATCCAACCCAATCACCTGTGCGTATATGAATACTCACATAATCATTTTTTCGTTGATTTCGAGCGATGATTTTTTCTAGTTGTTCATTGGGCATCATCTGAGATCTCACATATTCTTTGCAGTCTTCGGAGAGAGGATAATCTGGAAAACTATTACATAGCATGACATATCTGTGATGAACAGTTGGATTTTGATTTGGATTTTGATTTACTTTCCAAAAGTGGCGATTGATATATTTTTTTAAATTAGGTTTCCCATAAAGATTAAAGTTTCGGAACAGTTCATCAGGTCTATTGCCTGTTGGAACTTCATGCCCTACTAAATATTTTCCAATAGCATGATTTGAAAGATCCATACGAAATTGCAAATTCATTTCTTTTGCCGCTTGATAGAGAGCCAAACTGCCTCTAATATAGTCACCGAATCCACAACCGCAATTTCCGGGTAAATTTTCTGTATGAGTGAATGCATTAATTAACATATATTTTTATTTATAATATGATTAAGAGTATTAGATTTGCTACTCCTCGATAACAAATAAAAACTTTAAAGTCTCGTCAGACTAAAACAATAAAAAATATAAATACTATTACATATGCAAGACTTAATCAAAACAGCAACAGCGTTTCTTCTGAATGAAGATGCGCCAAAACAAGTAGTAGAAGCAGAAGAAAATAATTCTGATCTTTTTGTTTGGACTAAAAAAGGTAAACATAACTATGCGAACTTTCTAAAAGCAAATGCTAATCGCGTTGGCAAACCAATGCTTGACGGTGGAATTAAAGCTAATGCCAAAGAAGAATACACTAAGCGTAATGGCAAGCCAGTTGAAGGCATGATCTATTGTGGTGAGGGCTGTGTAATCTATAAAAACAAGCGCGACGGCGATTTAGTCTTTGCAAAAATTCCTGAAGGTCTGGTCAATACTGATGACGGCTCTGGCCAGGGCTGGTCTGGATATAAACACTATAATGATAGTGGCAGTAACACTGATGCACGAGTAACCACAGAAAATGCACTACAATTCAAAGAATTTGCAAAAGCAATGGTTGTAGCAGCTAAAAACATTTCAAAAGCAGATTTGGTTGAAGATGCAGCACCAGCTCTAACTGAGGCCAAGATGAATAACACACAAAACGTAGTCAAAAAGATCACGGATATATTTGACTTTCTTGATGAATTAGTTATGATGAAGAACTCAAGACTTGAAAAAGCAATGGGTCCTGAGACTAAACAATATGCGACCGAGCTCAAAGAACTTAAAGGTCATTTGATCGCTGCTGAAAAAATATTTCTTTTCGATATTGCTCAACCTTTAGATCTTGCCACCATCTTTGACATACCAGATTAATTTAGGGGATATTTTGGTTTCGACGTAACGTTGAGCTGATATGCTGCAACACATGGGCGCCATCCCTTCTGGCACAAAAACAAACGGCGAAAATACACTCGCTCTTGCTGCTTAAGTAAGCATGCTTCTAATGACTCCTATATTTAGATAGCATGACGATATAGGATAGATTCAAACTCGAATGTTTGATAGGTTGAACACTTGCCGAGAAATAGTGTTCGGGGCAACCGATATCAGCCTAGATCGCTATGGTCGAGACCACATAGCTAAGTTGTAGAAGGCATAAAGGCAGACGTCGCGGACACGGGTTCGACTCCCGTTATCTCCACCATTTTTATAATTAAGATTAATAAAAGTATAAATAAGAATAGCATGAAAAATAAAACATTACTAGAAGCTGCAACTGATATGTTGCTTAACCGTCCAGAATCAGTTGTAGCTGAAGCAGCACCTGCCGTCAACTGGGAAAAGCTTGGAGCAAAGGATCTTTTTGATACTATTAGAAAAGCAACATTGGCTCTTTATCATAATTTTTATGATAGTGATATGAATAAATCATTTGATGAATTTGACAGAGGATATAGCGCTTTAATCAGTGCCTTTAAAAAAGCTGGATTATATGAAGCTTCTGAGTCAGAAGAAGATGATGAGCAGCATGATCTTGAAGAAGCCACAGAAGTTGATAACATCGCAGCAAAGGTTGCAGAGCTTGACATTCACGATATTACCAACTTTGGTGTTGTAGTTGCCTTAGGAGGCAATAGTGTTACCTTTAAAGCTAAAGATCTTCCAAAGACAACGATCACCTTTAACAAACGAAAAATCGGCAGTAGAGACTATGTTCTTAGCGATCTTCGTCTAATTAAAAAGGCTAAATAATATATGAAAGAGCTATTAGACAAACAAATCGAAAGATATAGAGTCGAAGTAAAATTTTTACGTCGACGTACATCTAGTAGTGTATCTGCTATTGTTGCTGATACTCTTGAAGGTGTTATTGCTAATCTTGGGGCTCTTGTAACCGAGATTAAGCGCACTGAAAAAGCAGAAGAAAAAGAGACTAAAGCAAATTCTTCAATTAGTTTGACTGATGCTGCTAGCAAAATCCTAAGAGGTGATAGTCTTGAAGAAGCTCCTGGAGGTTTAGAGGCTTCTGCAGAAAAAAGCAAATTTGGAGGATATAGAGCTCGCGTAACACGTGGTTCATCAATTGTATTTTTAAGCCAAGAATCTTGGGAAGAAGAAAGCGATGCTGTTGAAGCTGCACAATATTATATTGATGAAGTTCGACCTATCTATAATACAAGAGCTCGCGATGGCAAATGGTTTAATTATGTTAAAAGCTCTAAAGTTAAATCTGAATCTTCTGAACTTGAAGAGGATAGCTCTGAATTCGAAGATTACGAAGACTATAAAGTAGGCACAACCTATAATAGCAATCCTCGTGGTTATCGTCCAACTGTCTATGAAGATGACAAAGAAGTATTTTCAACAGTCTTTGTTTGGAAAGATCAAGATGATGCAATTGCCGCAGCAAAAGAAATCGTTGATAAAAAGTTCTTTGAAAAAGTTAAAGATGGCCCGGAATTTGGCCTAATGCGCTTTGTACTTGATGCTTTGAAAAAAGGTGAGCTTACGCACAACAACGAAAAATATTTAAAAAGTCTTATGCAATAAGGCTGGACAACTCCCCTGACCCTGAGAGCCAGAATTTTTTTAGATTCTGGCTCTTTTTTTGTGTACAAATCGCTCATTTTATGGTATTATCAGGCCATGAACGAAGATACTATTATTGATCTCGACGAACTTGACTGGACCTTAGAATGAAACTCGATACACTATACAAAAAAGATAGCCTTAATGGCATTCGTCAATGGACAGTTGAAGTTAACGAAACTGGCTATCGCACTCACAGCGGACTAGTTGGTGGCAAGATCGTCACTAGCGAATGGTTTAAAGTCATGGCAACAAATGTTGGCAGAGCTAATCACCGAACACTTGATGAGCAAGCAATGTTTGAAGCACAAGCCAAATGGCAAAAAAAGGTTGATAGCGGCTATAATCCTAATCAGGAGAGTTGCAACTCATCAGCAGTCAAAATTTCTCCAATGCTTGCTAAAAAGTGGGAAGATCGCCAGGATAAGGTCAGCTTTCCTCTTGCCTCACAGCCAAAGCTTGATGGCATGCGTTGTTGGATTGATGCAAATGGTGCATGGACTCGAAGCGGTAAACGCTGGATGACAGTTGATTTTTTGACAAAAGAGTTGAAAGGCTTTTTTGATAGTCATCCTCATGCAATTCTTGATGGTGAGCTTTATAGTCACGAGCTTAAGCATGACTTTAATAAGATTAGCAGTCTAATCAAAAAGACAAAGCCCACAGCAGCAGATCTTGACGAGTGTGAATCAAAAATCAAATATCACATCTATGATTGTATAATTGATCCACAAAAGCCAGTGCGATTTCTTGCTCGCATGCAAAGTGTCTTTGAAATTGTGCAACGTCTACCACAAAGCTTTGTTGCGGTAGCGACGAGTATTGCTAACAATCAAGCCGAGCTTGATGCTCTCTATGGAGAATATCTTGAGGATGGCTTTGAAGGCCAGATGGTTCGTGTGCCTGATAGTCACTATGAATTTAAACGCAGCGCTAATCTTCTCAAACGTAAAGAATTTCAAGATGATGAATATGAGATTATAGAGATTGGTGAAGGCAATGGCAATAAGAGTGGCATGGCTGGATTTGCAGTATGTCGCCATCCAGATGGCCGCACATTCAATAGCAATATCAAAGGCAATCATGAATTTCTCAAAGATTTGCTTGTGAATCGTGAAGCTTATGTTGGATCATTTGCAACCTGCACATATTTCAACCTCACGCCTGATGGCATTCCAAGATTTCCATATATAACAAGACTGCGCGATGGTCGTGGCATTGATTGATATGAAAATAGAAACCACTGAATATTATGATGAGTTTTTGAGATATTATAGTCTAGCTGAGAAGCAACAAAGACTATGCAATCTTGGAAGTGTGCCCTATGCTCAGAGTGGCGTAGATGATACTCTAATGGAAAACGTTGAACTATATGATGTCGTTGAACGAAAATATGCTGGCTTTAGTCAGATCATTAATGATGCATTCTATGGCTGGAGTGAAAGCCATCCATATTGGAGCAAAATGGATAGTGGAGAAGCGCATGCCTATAGAGTTGCCGTTGCTCAAAACTGGACTGATAAACGACAGAGCTTTGGTTTACCAGAATGGCTTTATGTCTTTATCTTGCATCGTGTATGTGGCAGTGCTATTAACTATGCTACAAAACCAAGTGGCTATCATAATACACTGCTCTTTAATTTACACACTGCTCAGAGTATTGATGACATGACAACTATTGTTAAGAATCATCCAAAGCCATTTTATACAAGTTGTGGCTATCAATTTCCAAGCTTTCCAAAACCTCCAGCCGGTTATAAACGTGGAGGTGATTATTATCTCTGTGAATATGCACCTAAATTAGCATTTGCTCTTGCACGCTTTCTTGAAGTTGGCGGTCGTCAGACACTTCGCGAGATTGGAGATTGGATGCTTGATTGGAATAGTGCGCATGGCTTAAAGCGCTATGCATTTCAATATGCTGCAATTGTGGCTGACATTGCAGATTGGCTGCCAGAATTTGTGCATCGAGATAGTCTATTCTATTATGGCACAAACGCTCGTGAATGCATTGGCTATCTTGCAAAGCCAACTGTTAAAATGTCAAATGATTATTTTCTTGATCAGATTATGATGCGTATCTATGCAGACACTGGTAGTGTGCCATATAACGCAGAGGATGTTTGTTGTGATTTTATTCGCTGGATCGAAAATTATATTCGACCAGGCGCAGACTATGATCATCTTGATCTTGACTCAATATGGAGTAGCTGTCGCATCAAGGACCATCCTTATGGCCGACAAAAGGCTATGTTAGAACATGGTCTAATCAAAACATTCAACGGCATGAAAAATCATCCAAGTGATGACGCTATAATTAAGAGTGCAGGCATGAGCGTGCAACAATATAAAGATCTATGCAAAACAGTTTAAGCGAATTTATTGATGAGCCAACAATTGATATTGTTTGGCCAGAACTTGTCGATGTGGCAATGAAGGGCAAAAAGCCTAAAGATAGTTGGATGAGAGAGCATAGCCTCGATACGCGACTAGAAGCTTTTTTTAATTTTTGTCGAGTCTTTGACGAACGAGATGATCGATTGTTACGCGATGACTATCAAATCTTTAGTCATCGATTGCATTGGCATGAACATCCATATTGCTATGAGATGGCAGAGGTAACTGATCCAGTTGATCGATTATTCTATACACTTGTATTTAGTTTTAGCAATGAACACTGGGGAACTTTCAAACTATTAAAGGATCATGGCGTTGATGCAACACGCGAACATTTTGCACATAATCGACATGCTCGTAATGATCTTTTCCAAATCTATTATCCAAAGGGCACTAATGTAAAAGAGTGGTTGCTTGATGGACCATTAAGAGCTGCTCATGACTTAAAGGATATTTTTGAAGGTCGCGATAAGCCATATACAATGATGGGCTTTGCTAAAAAGCTTGAGGCCTATTTTAAGAAAGCTCAAAATTTCCGCAGTCCACTCTATCCTTGTAAAAATACTGCACGCTATATAGCAATGAGCTATCCACATCTCGTTGATCCTGAAAGTTTACTTTTTGGTGGCACTGGACACTTTGATGGCTTGCATCAAATCTTTGGTGGTGATAATCTTAATGGCAAAGTCAAATACGATGTTGATGAAGAGGGTGAATTTATACCACTTAACAAACAAGCAGAACTTTGGCTGCATCAAATGAAAATACTTTGTGAGGATCCACGTAATCCTATGACAAGTCAAAGGATGTTAAATTGTGAAGATAAAACATGCTTCGCATGGAAACATCTCGCGATTGGTCGAGGTGAGAAACGACCAACTAAACGCATACCATATAACTGGATTTTCCCAGATAGTTTTGATCTAGCAAAGCGAAGTGATAATGTAAAAATATATCCAAGATGACAAACGCAATAATTACAAATCCAATTAGCAATATTCCTCGACTAAAAAATAGTCATGTATTAGGCTGGAGCAGTGTATGGAGTGATCAGCTTCAGGCTCCAATTAATCATAACTGTTCTCCAGATATTCTTAACTATGATGTCTGTTATATTGAACATGGTGTCAATTTTGGTGGCACACTTAATCTTTTCGGAGGAGCAACAAAGGAAATTTACGATCGCATTAATCGAGTAGCTGCACATCCTAACGTAGTTAGTCTTGATATTGATATGCCTAATTGGGGAGAACAGCTCTCAAAAAGAATTGGTGCATCAACGACATATCATGCCATAACAAAGGAATGGTGCGATGCTTTAAGTAAAAATCTGCAGAGAGTAAAAAAACTAGCTCAGGAGGATTTGCCAAATGTCTTTGCCAATCGATTTGATGGCATAACAATTGGTGATAGTCATAGTCCGAGCTTTAGTCGAAAAAGCGATGCTGTTTTTCGAGCAAACGGTAAAACGTTATATGGCACTTTAAAACGAGGCTTGAAGCATGAATTTAGAGGCTGTAAGCCCTTTGGCGAAATCTCTTTTTGTCTTGGCAATATTGATATTCGCCATCATATGTTGCGTCATGATAACTTTAATCTAGATGAGTTACTGCAAGAATATGTCAAACAAGGTGATGCAATTGGCAGTGAATATGGTTGCAATGTAAGTTACACTGCTCCAGTGCCAGTTGAATATGAAGAGCGAAAGCTGCCAAAAACTGGCTATTATAAAGGCTCTCCATTTTATGGCACACGAGAGCAGAGACTAGCTCTCACACTGCGTTTTATTGAAACACTAAATAAGTTAACAGACGGAAGAGTTATAGCTCCTCCAAATGAATGGTATAGCATGGACGGTGAAAAGTTTGCAAAAACCTATATGGAGAATAGCAGCAGCGTACATCTATCACCAGAATATTACAGAAGAAGGGATTGGGGACAAACATGTTTAGCATAACAGACAGCATTGAAAATAAAGATATACCGATGGGCATGAATCGAGCAGAAGCTCGCAACTATTATCGGGAACTATGGGGAGATTTTAAGAGTAAAGTCGACGATCCTGTTGTTGAAACAGTTGAAGGTGGCAGACATGTTCTACGTGCAGATCTTGCACTAGGTGGATTAAAGGCATTTGGTGCAGAGCGAGTAGTTGCTGAAAGTCCATATGATACACTTGTTTATTGTGCTCCTCGACAAGGTCATGCTATGGATGCTATTAGTATGCTTGCTGAGCTCTATAATAAAAAGGTTGTTTTCTTTTGTCCAAGCAGCAAACGAGTAAGTGATCACCAAGCGGCGCTCTTTGCATATCCTCATGTTGATATGAGATTTGTTCGAATTGCAGCAATGCCAGTATTAAACAGCTATGCTAAGCAATGGGCAAGTGAGAATAATGCACAATATCTGCCATTTGGATTAAGCGGCAATAGTATGGTTACTGCTGGTCTAGTGAGAATGTGTGATAAGATTAGCACTCAATTGGGCTATGAACCAAGTGAGATTTGGTGTGCAGTATCAACAGGCACAATGACTCGCGCATGTCAAATCGGTTGGCCAGAAGCAGGTGCATATGGTGTTGCGGTTGCGCGTAATATTCACAAAGGCGAAAAGGGAGATGCAATTGTTGAAACCGCAACAATGCCATTCTTAAAGCCTCATCCACAAGCAAATAGAGTGCCATTTCCAACTACTGCAGCATATGATGCCAAAGCTTGGCCAGCATTCTTCGAAAAAGCAAATGAGCGGGCAATCTTCATGAATGTTGGAGCTGATGCTCATATTAATCGTAATCTCTCCAAAGTAGATGTTGACTCAGTGAATAGCTATCGCGAATGGCATGATTTTGGGGACTTTGAAAAAAATAGAGCCTTTAAGTAAAAAAGTTATTTACAAATAGCATAATCTGTGGTATAATGTCTGCATGTTAAATGTTGAACATCTACACTACTTAACTGAAAGAGCAAAAACTATTATGATGGACAAACAACAACTCTTAGAGAGTTTAAGAAACGGTGTGTGCAATATCACATTCCTTAAAAAGGATGGCGAGCATCGAGCTATGAGAGCTACTAAAAACCTCTCACTCTTGCCCGAAGATGCAATTCCAAAAAACACAATTACTGAGAACGATGATTCTCCTATTCGAGTTTACGATCTCGAGAAAAACGGCTGGCGGAGTTTTAAATTTGATAGTCTAATTAGTGCAGATCATGAAAAATAAGATACTTGATAAACGCGGCAATGTTGCTGCCTTTGATGTAAAATATACTGGAGAGGAGCCGTCATGGTCTGATGCCTCCTCTCTTGCTGTTGATGTCTATTATGCAAGACTCACACGAGCTCTTGGCTTTTATGCATATTATTGTGACAGCGGCAGTTTGCTGCCATTTGTAACAAAGTGGATGGCCGAAAATGGTTATAGTAAAACTGATGTCACAACAATTTCTAGTGCTCCAAACTATACGCTAACTTCAACTATTGGCAAGCTATGTCGTATGCTGCAACGCGGCATGCCCGATCTTCATCCTGATGCAGCATCACATTGGAAAAAGTTTGAAACAGAAGAACAATCTCCACAACCTCGATCAGCATCAAACATTATACGCGAAGAGATTGATCGCGTGTTGCCAGATCTAAAATTAGCAACAATGCTATCTGCTGTTGAAAAACCAAAAAAAGTAACAGTCAATCCACATGAACGCATGATACGTGCTGTTGAAGGCAATATCTTGCCCGAGCTTGAGTCATGGCTTGATGGTCTTTGCGATATCACTAGCGATATCACACCATCAAAAATCAATGGTTGTGACATCGCATCGGTATGTAGAGCTCATAATGTGCCAGCAGCTGGTCTATCTCCAATCAAAGCTTGGATAGCACGTCACGCTCAAGAATTTCAAGAAGCCTATGACAAAGAGTGTCCACAACTTGTGCAGGCATATAGTTGGCTATCACGCGCTCAATTGAGAAAAATCATTGAAATCTTTTCAGGCATGAGCGAATCATTGGTTCAATATGGCAAGATCAAAGCTGGCACTCGCAAGCCTCGAGTTAAAAAGCCAAAAGCAGCAGCTACGCAAGTTAATAAACTAAACTATGCACGTGATAGTAAAGAATATAATATTGCAAGCGTTGATCCAACGCGCATACCTTTTGCTCAAAGACTCTATTTGTTTAATACGAAAAACAAACAGCTGCTTGTCTATTATGCACAAAATGCTTCGGGCTTTAGTGTTAAAGGCAGCACTCTACTCAACTATGAGCCATCATCAAGCTATGCGATTAGTTGTCGTAAGCCGCAGGATGTGCTGGCAAATGTGATTAGCATGACTGATAAAAAACTTGATAAGGCACTTGAAGCTCTAACTACCAAAAAGAAAGCAGTCAATGGTCGAATCAATTCAAATATGATTATAATTAAAACTTCAGAGACTCGATGAATCAAGACAACCGCAGAACGTTAGGTAAATTAGGAGAAGATCTTTTCGCAAGATTAGAATATTGTGAATTGTCAGAGGATGTTTTTGATAGTGAAAAAGACGGCATTGATATTAACGGCAAAACTGTTGAAATCAAAACACAATATCGGTTTCATAGTCGAAATCTATTCACGATTCGTGCAGACAAACAAACGAATTTTGAAAAGTGCATGAAGGTTGATCGATTAATCTTTGTTGAATATGATATTAATGATACTATTAACATTTTTGAATGTACAAATCGAAAAGATTATGTAAAATATACTACATCATATAATGTGCCTATGATTGGTTGGAATGTTGCCGATATGAAAAAACTCCATACAATAGATGACAAAGAACTTGCTAAACAAATGAGAAGTCTTTCTGGTTCACAAATTTTAAAAAATAATATAGATGAAAAAAATAGAAAAAGAAGTTATTGACGCATTGGGTTTTGCTATTTCTAAAGAGGAATTTGCTAAGAGAGTTGGCATACACGTCTTTAGAGATGATATGACATATATTGAAGCTGCGCTGCATATTTGTGAAGAGTTAAAGATTGATCCTGAGGATATTGGGCAATTAGTTGATAGTTCATTACGCAGCAAATTAGAACAAGAAGCAAAACGATCAAATCTATTGCCGAGAAATAATAACACTGTCGAATTACCAGCCTAATGCAACTATCATCATGCGAAAAATTAAATCCAATTGATGCTTGGAGTATATTTGTTGCATGCAAATTACATTTTACACCAGGCAAAAATTACAATGCCTTTGAGTTTAATTTTAAGGGTCCTCGATGCAAACGCGAGACCTTTATGAAAATGGGTCAAAGGCACCATTATGAAAGACTCGCTAAACAATTTCATAATCGAGATAGCGCAATATATTATGTTGTTGCTAATATTATCAATGGCAAAAGCTGGATTGGTGATATGAATTCTGAAGACTATGAAATATGGCTTGGCAAACTCCAAAACCTTGATTACAACTTTAGGTCGGATATGTCTAAGGTTCGTGATATTGAGTCAGACTTCGATATCGCGATATGTCCTCAGGACACTACACAAATTCCAACCATATATAGATTATATAGATCGGGTGAAATATCTCTAGAGACTCTAGCTTGTTTAGAATCGCTACTTGGTTTTTCTCGTGATCTAGATAAAAAATTGAGTGATCCTCTTGAGATATCAAGAAACCTATCACACCTGATAAGAGCCTATAGTCCCTTTTTGAGTTCTCGATTCAATAAGAAAAAATATAGAGAAATTATCGTTTCGTTATTTACAAAACAACAAAACTAGTATACAATAACACAACAAACAAAAACAACAATACAACAACATAAAAATATGAGTTTCGATAAACTAAAAGCAAATCGTCAAAGCGCTATTGATAAACTCGTCAAAGCTGCTGAAAAAGTAGGTGGAGCAACTAAATCATATGGTGATGATCGCTTCTGGAGTCCAACAGTTGATAAGAGCGGCAATGGCTATGCAGTCATTCGCTTCTTGCCACAAAAGGATGGAGAAGATCTTCCATGGGTTCGTTACTGGGATCATGGTTTTAAAGGACCAACTGGCCGTTGGTATATTGAAAACAGCTTGACTAGTATCGGTAAAGAAGATCCATGTGCAGAGATTAATGCTCGCTTGTGGAATAGCGGAATCGAAAGCGATAAAGAAATTGTACGTGATCGCAAACGTCGTTTGCATTATGTCAGCAACATTCTTGTCGTTGCAGATCCTGGTAATCCAGCAAATGAAGGCAAAGTCATGCTCTTCAAATATGGTAAAAAGATCTTTGATAAGATCATGGATATCATGCAACCTCAGTTTCAAGATGAAACTCCAGTAAATCCATTTGACTTCTGGGAGGGTGCAAACTTCAAACTTAAGATTCGTAAGGTTGAAGGCTATCGCAACTATGATAAGAGTGAGTTTGATAGTTCAAGCCAACTTTTCACTGGTGACGAAGATATGCTTAAAGAAGCATATGATAGTCTGCATAGTCTTTCTGACTTTGTTGATCCTAAGAATTATAAGAGCTATGAAGAACTTAAGCGCAAGCTTATTGAAGTTCTCGGCGAAGAAGAAGTTAATGGTGCACGAAGCATCTCTCAAGTTGAGATGATTAACGAGCCAGCGCATGCTGGATTGTCGCGCACTGCAGAAGCTCCTGCTCCAGCTGTAGCATCAAGTAAGTTTGATGAAGATGATGAAGACGGCGATGATCCTCTTGAATATTTCAAGAAATTGGCCGCACAAGGCTAATCGTCATATAAAGATTATCTCAAAGGTCAGAGGGCAACCTCTGACCTTTTTTATTTTAATAACCTTTAGCACTGCCAGTTTCAATACTTGGAGCAACACGAACATTTCGATTGTTGTTCGATACATTCGTTGTGCTTACATTTCCACCAGTATTTGTAACATTTGTTATAATAACTTGGTTGCCACCTGTCATTGTTGCACCTGTTGTTTCTAATTTTTGACCATTAAGACTATTAGCATTAAGAACAGGTATGATTTGCAGTGTAGCACCATCTTGTAATTCTTTTGAAATTTCCTTTACTTTATCCCATGGAAATTCATTAAATCCAGCAAATGATCCGCTTTGTATTTGAGCTAGCATATTCATGCCTTCAGCAAGATCTTTTACTCCCATTCCAACTGCTGATAAACCAGTTAATGATGACAATTCTTTAAGTTTTTCAATTATACTTTTTTCTCCTGTGAAAAATCCGATTATACCGCTAAATGCATCAGAAATGCCTACACTAAAATTAGATGCAGCAAATGCACTTATAGCGAGACCTAATGTGCCAATCGCTGCACTTAAACCAAGAATTTTACTTATTTCAATTTCTTTTATAAATGATTTAAAATCATTGAAAAAGTTAGTAACAGGTTCAAGCTGTAATCCAACTTTAGATAGCGCCATTAAAGTTGCGGCGAGTACTGCCATTGATATTGATAATATACCAACGAATGGTGCAAATGGCACAAGTGGTAATATACTTAGACTCAAACCGAGCATCGATAGAGCCACTAGACCTAATTTTGCTGGATCAACTGCATTAAAAATATTTGCAGCTTCACCTAACATTTTCATTGACCAACTTATAGCAGCAATTGCTGCTGTTATTAATCCGAGAGCTAACATAGCCTTTGGATTAGCTAAGAAAGTTCCTGCTACAGTTAACGATGCAATTAAAGCTACTAATGATGTTCCTACTGCAGCAATTTGTTGCCAACTAACTGCACCAAGTAGTGATAAACCATAAGCGAATGGTATCATAGCTGCACCGAATGCAATTAATGCTATACTGCTTTTAGTTGAAAATTTTGATGCTATAGTCAAAGTTCCTATTAATGATACTAATGATGCTCCTGCTGCTGCGATTTGTTCCCAACCAATGTCTTTTAATAATGATATACCATACGCGAATGGTATCATAGCTGCACCTAAAACAATAAGAGCAATACTTGTTTTATTTGCCTTTCCAGCAATTGAACTTGTTAATATAGCAGTCGTAAGAAATACACCAATAGCAATTCCACCTTTAAGTAAAGCTGCTGTATCAATTTTAGATACAATAATTGCTGCTCCGGCGATTGCTAAAACTCCTGCAGCGATTGCAATTAAACCTAATCCCATTTTTACAAATGAACCCATAAAATTACTAATTGGTTCTAAAAACTTACCAATACTTTCGCCAATTTTTTCAAATTTTGTTGCTGTTTTTTCATTAACTCTCTCAAATTTACTAATAGCTTTTATCATACTTGGTATGATAAAAATTGATAAAAGTTTTATTTGGGCCCACGTTTTTACTAATTTTAAGTCTTGAATCGTTTTCAAACTTTCAGCAAGTGATTTCATCGCAGTAAATATATCTGAACTATAGTCAAAAACATTTTCAACCTCTTGTTTGTCAGTTGTAATAGTTTGACTATTTCGTCTCAATTTACCGAAGAAATTTGCTTCATCAAATTTCTTCATGGCATTGGCCATATTGCTAACAATCATTGGCAAGAAAAAACTTGCTTTTAATGCAGGTATAATTTTAATGCCATTAATAGCACCAATAAACGATCCAAGAGCTTTTGCCACATCATTATATCTTTTAAGTAAAGGTTGTGAACTTTCATTAGTACTAGTACTAGTAGTAGTCGTCTCAGATTCTTGTGTTGTATTTACTGTTGTGGAGTCGGTTGGGCTTTGTCTTCTATTTATTCTAAAACTACGTAAACCATTATTTGATTTTATAAGATCTTCAATATTTTTATTAAGCTTTGTATTAATAGCAATTAAATCCTTTGTGCTATCAACCATTTTAAAAAACAATGTTGATAGATTTTGAAGATTAGCCGCTTGAACTATACCACCGCCCTGATTGCCACCTGAATTATTCTTAATTTCATCACGTATTTCTTCGAGCACTGATTTTGAATCATCAAGAATTTGTTTGTTATCTTTTGATGATTTTTCAAATTTCTTATTTAAATCAGTTATGCCCTGAGAAATAAGAGAGTCTTGCGAGAGACTATCCCGCAAGACTTTTGAATCTGTTACACCTCGTGCGTTAAGATTTTTTATTTCGTTGATTAGACTTTGCAATAGGGTTTTATCGTCCATTTGATTTAGATTTTTGTCTTGCTTCTTCTTCCTTTATCCATTTAACAAGCAACGAAACATAGATTTCTCTCTCCCAAGGCATCATATTATCAAGTTCCGTCAAACTGTATTTATGATGCTGCATCATTGAAAAATTAGTCTTATAATGATTTAAAAGACTATCATGGGAGAGAGCTATTCGAAAAAACTCTGTATGCCACTAAGTTTGTGACTATTTTCATGATTACAACTAATACATTCAAATGTCACATCTTTTTCAAACTTAGGAGAGTTTTGAATAAGCTCTTCAATCTTGCTCAGCTGTTGACGATTAAGACTACTAATAAAGTTATCAACTTCTTCATAACCAGCTTCTGACATATCATAAACGTTATTTTCATCAAAAATACTAGCGATGCTTGCTGCAATTGTCAACACTAGACTTTTTGCTTTATCATCAGAGTGTGCACTAATAACTTCAACATCTTTAATTGAAATATATTTTGGCACAATGCCAATTGTATCAGTAAGCATGATTTTCTTTGGCAGCTTTGTTTCACCAATCATATCAATCTGTTCAAGATTAATACTGACATGATTTAATGCACCACAGCTATCACACTTTAATCCAACTTCAACATCTTCACCGACACTTTTTGTACGAAGTTTAACAAAGATATATTCAAGATCAAAACTTGCAAGTTTTTGTGGATCAACGGCACCAAAGGTACATGCATGAATAATATCAAGCATTGCTCGAGTCATATCTTCAGGCTTACCACTTTCTTGGGCAAGCATAAGAACTTTTTCTTCTTTAACAAGAAATGGACGATATTCAATAGTCTGACCTGTGCTTGGTACTTTAAGAGTATATTTCGGAGTGTTTAATGTAGGTAATTTCATAATAAGTTATCTATATGTAAATTTTACTAACTAGTTTAAAATTATTGTCCAATTGATGTATTATCTCGTATAGGAGTTAATAATGAATTTACATTTATAGGTCGCGCTAAAGGTGTTGGTTCTTGTACTGGAACAGTTGATTGGTTTCTTATAAAATCACTAATAGAAGTTGCATTCTCAATTGGAGATTGAGCTGGAACGAATCCATATGGTATTGATGCCGTTGGAACTGTACCATCACCTAAATCAAGAGGTTCTTCAAGTTGACGAATATCAGTATTTCTTTTTGGTTTAAAATATTGAACATCGCTAAATGCAAAACCTACATCAAATGTTACATATTCACCCTCTTGTGTGTTGCTATATTCAATAGAACTGATACTTATTGGATAGGCATCTAGTATCAAAACATTATAATAATTAATGCCAAGATATTTGTCATGCCCCGGTGTTCGTTCTGATTCTTGAGTAATCCTAAAATTAACAACGTTTTCTTTGCGATAGCTTAATTTATAATCTTCGCGCGGCATGATTTTTTCTATCCAACGATCAAATATGCGTTTAACAAACATATTTGTTGGAGCCCTAAATTTCATATTAAAATCTCCGTGTTTATAACCTGTTGCATATGCTATAGGATTACGATATGGACTATAATCAACCGTTTCTATATCTTTACTTGGTATATTAACATCTTCTAAAAAATATTCAAGATCACGCCAGTTGGAAGAATAAGCGCTCATGACACTAAAATCAACTTTAAAACGATTGGTGCGTGCGAGGCTGCCGTGTTTTTTAATTGCAGCCTTTAAATCATTGAGCATAGACATAATAGTATTTATGTTAGTAGCTTGATGCCAAGAGCCTTCAATGTATCTTCGTGCCAGACTTCAAAGGTTATGCCTCGATCTTCACAATAACTTTGTGCTGCTTCCCATTTTGATAGGTTTTTAGCATATGTCATTACCTCAGTTAGATACTTTTTTGTTTTGATTTTTTTAGGCTGAGGCTGTATCGTTTGTTTTTTTGGTTTTATTTCAATCAAATATTTCTGACCCGAAACAAACTCAATAAGCATATCAACAAAATAACGATGCATCTTGCCATCAGTTCTGCAACGATATGGTATGACTATCTCTTCACTGCTCCAGCTCTTTACATTTGGATTAGTGTCACACCACTTAAAGACTTGTCTTTCCCAAAGACTGCGATAAACAATATTTGAAAAATCACCTCTATATTTTGCTATGTTTTGAGGTCGATATTTTCCTTTATAATATTTTGACATGATGTATAAATAGTATTTATGCCAGGTTATATCGATCCAAATTATTGGTTAAACAGAAACACATTTGCTCCTCTTTCGAAACCCGTAACTGAGGCAAAAACAACATTAGTTGATACTGTCAAAGAGGCATGGGATAAACTTGATGTTGATAAAGCTCTTGAAGAAGGTAAAGCCATAAACAGGGCAAATGAAAAATTTAAAACTAGAAATACTGGAACATTAGGAAAGGTTAATACATTTCCATCAGAATTGATATCAACAAATCGACCAATTATTGAATTTCGCTGTTTACAGGATCACAGTATACTTAAAGCAGGAACAACAATATATTTGCCTGCACCCGAAGGATTGTCATATAGTAACTCTTCTACATATAATGACTCTGAACTTGGAGTATTTGGGGGTGCGATATTAGGTGGTCTTAATAGTATTGACCCCACTAAAAAGTTAAATGAAATTGGTGAAGATTTAATACGAAAGGGGACTTCTGCCTTTGAAGCAGCAAAGGGAGTTAATCCAAAAAATTTAATTTTGGCTGCAGCTTCTGGATTCGTTCAAGACACTGGTATTAAAGCTGCAGTTGGAGTTGCTGCGGGTGCTAGGTTTAATCCATATGTTGTAACATCATTTGATGGTACAGATACTCGCGAATATACTTTTGAATATAAACTAATACCATCATCAGCGGAAGAAGCGGCGACTATTAAAAAAATAACACAATTATTTCAAATCGCAGTATACGGAGAAATTGACGGAGGATTTCTTTTAAAATATCCACCAAAATGGAAATTAACTATTCTTGTGCCAGATAATAAAGCGGGAACAGGAAAGGCATTAAAGCCCCTTAGTTCATTTTATGAATGTTATTTACAAGGTTGTAATGTAACATATAATGCATCAAACAATTCATATTTTCGTGATAATTCTCCGTTCGAAACGGACATTAGTTTGACATTTAAAGAAACAAAGGCATTACATGCAAATGAAGTTGCTAAACTATTAATACAATAATTATGAAAGGATTTTTTAGAAATTTCACAGGAGCAATTTATAATTTTGATACTAAAGATTATAAATCAGAAAGAGTTATAACTGACATTACTCGCAGCATTCAATTTAAAGATATTGGAAATTTTGTAAGATATGACAAATATTATATTACAGATGGTGAAACACCAGATAGTCTAGCATATAAATTGTATGGTGATCCGACAAAACATTGGATATTATATTTGCTAAATCCAGATTTAAAAAAGGGTTGGCCATATAGCGATGTAGAGTTAGAAAGATTGATCGAAAGTAAATATGGAGCATATAGTTTTCTATCTTTGGCTAATGAAGATGTTTATGCATATAAAACTAATAAAAACGATCCAAATGAAACGCCGCGCTCGATTGATTTTAGTATAGCCGATAGTGTAAAAATTTATTTGGATCCAGATGATGAAGCATTGGATGTAACGTTTCATCAGTTCGATTATACTCGAAGAACGCTTATAATATCCCAAAAGCCAAATGATACTGAATGGATGAAAGATCTTGAGACGATCTTTATTAAGTTTTTTAATGGTGAGGGCTCTGATAGAGTTCAAGTTGGATCAACTATTGAATTAAGTGTTAATCCTGACAATTGCCATTATCTTATGAAAAATGCTGCATATAGCTATGACTTTAAATCATATAGAGATGCACTATTAAATGGTGATAGCATACAGTATGCAACAAGCTTTGAACAATATGAATATGATAAAAATGAAAGTAAGAAATTTATTCGCGTATTAAATAGTTCTGATGCAGAAAGAGTTTCACAACAATATTTTCAGATATTAGAAGATGGCTGAATATACCAAAAATAGTCCAAAGGTTCTTAATGCCGATGGCAAACCACTTGTACCTGGTACATATGAAATAATAAAGATAACTCTTAAGAGAGCTGATCTGACAAGTGAATTGGACATTACCCGGTTAATTACAGATATATCATTTACTGAAGAATTATTTTCTCCAGTTATGGTTGCTAAATTAACAGTTAGTGATACTGCAGATGATAAAAATAAAATCTTTAAAACAAAGGCAGAATATTTTCAAGGTCATGAAGTAATAGAGATAAGTCTACGTTTCATTGATATTGAAGATGACAAAACAATAAAATTTCAATTAGGTGTTCGTGATTATAGCGAATTTGAACTTGATAATGAAGGTCTATATACTGGTACTTTTGTTATAACTGCAATTGACAATTTTGCAATACTTAGTCGATTGCAACAAATATCATTTGGTGTTGGTCAACCTCATGATGATTCAAAACGAGGTAAAACTACAATTGATCATATTAAATTAATTTTTAGTAAATATCTAAAACTCGATGACAATGCTTTTGATTATGACGCTTCTTATCAACAAACGTCATGCAGTAAAAGAATAAGAGGTATTATACCATATACTACACCGTTGCAAGCTATAGAATGGCTACGAACAAAATCATATGATAATGATAAATCTCCATTTTTCATATATAGCATATTCAACAATTTAAATGATAAGCCAATACGAAAAATAATGGCAAGAAGCTGGAATTGGCTTATAAATGACAAAGTTAATATTCCGATTCGTAAATTTGTAAAAAAATATAATGATGAAGAATATAGCGACGATAGGGCTCGTTATGAAGTTGAAAGAAAAAGATTATTAGAATTTACAACAAACTCTACAAAAAATGAATTGAGTAAATTTTTACAAGGTGAATATGATACAATAGTCAAAACAATTGATTATGCCGCTAGCGCTTTTGATTATAACGATAGTAGTAATGCAGTGCCGGCGCTTAAACAAACATTAGAAGCTACTACAAATATAGATCAATATATAAAAAGATTTAATGCAAATGAAAGACTCAAGAATAATTATCTTAAGACTTTAAATTTGAGTCGAGAGAATATAGAACTATCTGCTCCTGCAATAATTTCACATAAACCTTTACCATTATATGATAATATTGATAATACATTATCTGATTTAACAGATTCATCACAAGTCAGAAATTGGCATAGTCGCGCGACTCGTTTTTTCTCAGCAAAGGTTGATAACGAACAAAGCGAGATTGTTGTTTATGGCGATATTAATTTGAATCCTGGAAAAATTTTAGAAATTATAGTTGATAAAGATGAAGAAAAATCATCGCGAAATGGTTATTATATAATCATTGCAAGCGTTCATAGTTTTATGGATGGCCGATATATTAATCGTTTAAGACTTGTACAATTACCAAAACAATGAAAATAGATAATTGGTTTACTGGAATAATTGAAGAATGTGATCCCACAACAAATCGCGTACGTGTTCGCATGTTTGGTTTGCATAGCTTTGAGCGTAATGAACTTCTTACAACTGATTTGCCGTGGTCAACACTAATATTACCAGTTAATATTGAAACAGCAAGCACTCCTAATATTTCTGAATTAATTGGCAGATGCGCATTTGGTTTTTTTAGAGATGGTGATGATATGCAAGATGCGGTTGTAATTGGTCTATATGGCATAGGCGAATGGAATCAATCACAGCTTGGTGGATTTAATCCAACAGTCAATGGCAATGGTTATTCTATTGCTAATCCAAGTGCTAATCAATATGTTAGTACTATAAATGGATCATCGAATTTTGTAACAAATATTGTAAGTGGTGGTTATATACCATCTACCGCAGCACATAGTGAAAATGGTCTATTAAAATCATTTGATCAAACAGTACCAGGTAATGGTTATGATTCGGCTATTGCTAATCGAATTATACAACCAGCTTTAAGTCAACTCAATAAAAATATATCATATACCAGAAATGCTGGACCTATTGCTGAATATTTTAGATCAACAAATCTGCCTAATGGTGCAGCTGGAAAAAACCATTGGTGTGCAGCGTTTGTTTGTTGGGCTATAAAACAATCTGGACTATTTGATGAAGCTACTCGACCTAAAATCACAAGAGCATTTGATTTTGATAAATGGGCCCAAGAAGAAAAAGTGCATCCTCGCGCTGATATATATTATAATCCAGAAGATATAAAACCAGGAGATATTGTTGTTTTTACTCATAGTCATGTTGGTATTGCAATTGAACCTTTAGTTAATAATAAGTTTAAATCAATTGAAGGTAATACTGGAGGAGGAAATGTTGCCATAAACCCTCGGTCAAGTTCACAAGTAATATATTCAGTTCGAATAGTTAAATAATATATAAAATATGGACACTACAGGTTTTAATAATATTTCAAATCAAAATTCCGCATTTCCAATATATTCGGATAGTTCTATTGATGGGTTAGTAAAAACTTCACAAACAATAGGCGGACATATTGATGAACTTGATGATACGCTTGGGGCGGAACGCCGATTAAGGTTTCATCCAAAGGGTCATCGCGAAGTTTGGACTCAAAAAGGACGCGATCTTACTATATTTGGTGAAAATTTTACAATGGTTTTTGGTCATGAAAAAGTAACAGTATATGGTAAAGTTGATATTACAGTAATTGGTGAGTGCAATACTAAAGTTGACGGCAATTATAATCTAAATATAACTGGGGATATGAATGTTTCAGTTACAGGTAATATTGTTCAAAAATGTGATGGCGCATTTGTTACTGAAACAACAAAAGGCGATATTATTCATAATAGTGGCAGTCAATTGCAACATCATAGTGTTGCTGATATGGTAACACGATGTGGCGGCGAATATGATTGCCGCATAACAAAGAATGCAAATTTTAATGCAATTACAACTAGCTTTTTTGGAAATAATTTTGTTTGTGGTGCATCAAATGTTATTAGTTTAGCATCAGGTGTTTCTACTGTGATTAGCAGTACAAGTTTAAATCTAGCAGGAACATCAAGTATAAATCTGCAAAGTATTGCATCGATTAATAGCGATAGTCCAATTACAAATATTAATTCACCTTCTATAACAGCAACAGGCATTGTCAGCGGTCAAGATTTTATTTCTGGAGCAATTAGTCTAGCTAATCATAAACATATTAGTGCGGCATCAGGTTCACCAACTAGCACACCTATACCATAAACTTAAGTTATGTCAAATTTAGAAGATCTAGCAAAAATACAACAAGCACTGGGTTCATTACAATCAAATAATCCAATTGATGAATTAACAGCAAATAAATTGCTTAAAGAAGCAAATATTAGCAGCGCTATTAATAGTGCCGATCTTATACGCATTGGTAAAACTCAATCAGATATTAGTCAAGTTCTTGGTGGAGAAAGTCTTGATTTTGGTTCTATTACCAGATTGTCTGATTGTATTAAAAATATTGATGATATTATTATTGATCGATTAACTAAAAAGTTAACATCATTGTTATTGCAAAATAGTACAGTTTCTGCTGCTCTTGCTACTGCGACTAATGTTATGGCAGTAATTAATACAGTGAATGGTTATATTGCATTTGTACAAAGCTTGCTTGACAAATCGTTTTTAGAGCTGCTCATACTTGCAAAGGATGCAGGCATACTTGAAAGAAGCGAAATATTTCGACAAATACAAGAAAAGTATGGCAGCACAATTAACAATCTTAATGAGATTTTGGCTAATATTGATAACTTAAATATATGTACTATGATGGGTCTAGGCGGAGGACCAGTGCCAAGTGGTGTTAAAAATATGAAGCCCGAAGCTTTACCAGATTTTGGTAGCTTTATTAAAGTTGATACAGCATCACTTGAAAAGAAACAAAAATATGAAGATGTGATTAGTAGAATTGGATTTGAAATTACAAATGTAATTGATTTTGTGCCTAATCAACTCGCTGGTGTTTTAAATAGAGCTCCTCAAACACCGCCTGCAGTAAATGATGCATTAAGTCATTTGCAAAATTTCTCTCGTGCAGTTATTAATCGTTATGGTGTGGCAAGCGATGATGAGGTTACAAAATTACGAGCTCTTTTTAATGCTGAAATTGACCGAAAAATTAGTGAATATAGCTATGAGTGGTCTCCAGAGACTCGTGAGTTTTATAAACAAAAGGCGCAATATGCAATATTGATTGCTGAATCTGAACATAAAACATTAAGCGAATGGAATATTGTAAAGAATAATAATTATCAGCCTGGTCAAAGAGTTTCAACCGGTATTTCTAAATATGGTGATCCGCGATGGGATCTTACAACATTTATTGATCTTGTGCCCAGTGAAAGAGCAAAAGTTATAGGATATCCAACCGCTTGGACTCCTCAATATATTGCAAGTCAAGAAGCTAGTATGATTGCACGAGATTATCCGCCTAGAACGTTAACAGATATATCAGATTCATATACTGGTAACGGCGAGTATGGTGGTCAAATATTAGTTAGTGGTTATTCATGTGCAACATCGCGATGGCCCGGAGGAACTAAATTACAATTGAAAAATCCAGATGGTTCAATTTATGATCCAGCTGGACTAAATCCAAGTGGAATTGTTACTGTTGTTGATACTGGTCCAGCAAAGAAAAAAGAAACTTGGAATAAAATTGACGTTTATATTAAAGAACCATCAGATGCTGCAAAATACAGAAATTCAACACTGGCTGGAGTTGAAGTTTATTTGGTTGAGATGGGTACAAAAACTAGTAAAAAATATAATGATGCGCATGCATTCGCCAAGATGAAAAAATGGGATGGATATAAATAGATTTGATGAGTAGAGTTCTTAATCTCAATGACTATAACACTGAACAATATCAACCGATTATTGCTTCAGGTGGGATATATCGCGATATTCATACTCGATTTATTCATCCTATAACAGGGGATGTTATGATAGCTAGTGATATTGACGCTATTAAAAATAGTGTTAAAAATATTATTTTGACCGAAGTTGGATCAAGACCATTTAATCCAGAATTTGGCACACAAGTAACTAGTATGTTATTTGAAAATATTGATCCTATAACACAACGACAAATAACACTTGAAATTGAAAATGGCATAACAAAATTTGAGCCACGAATTTCAGAATATAACGTAAAAGTTGTCGCAAATAATGATCGCAATAGTTATGATATTAGTATCATGTTTCAAACCATATATTCTCAAAACGGAGAAATTAAATTTATACTTAACAAAATACGATAATGGCAAATCTAGGCAAACAGATCGATGTTACAACTCTTGATTTTGATCAAATCAAGGCTAATCTTATTAGCTATTTTAAAGAAGAAGAAAATGGTAAATTTTCAGATTGGAATTTTGAAGGCAGCAATCTAAATACTATAATTGATGTATTAGCATATAATACTCACTATAACGCGATGCTTGCACATATGGCAGTCAATGAAAGTTATATTGATAGTGCACAATTACGAAGCAGCGTTGTATCTGCAGCCAAACTATTGGGTTATATACCACGTAGTCGTAGTGCATCACAACTTAGTTTTAATATTAGTATACCGAAAAATCCTAATATAGTTAATCATTCACCTGAAATAACAGTTAGAGGCGGATTATTTAATGGATCTGTTTCATCATTGCAATCACAAAATGAATCAGGTGATTATAGTTTTGTTTTGCGAGATGATGTGAAACTAACATTAAGCGGAAATAACTATGTTTCAACCGATTCCGAGCCAGCAATTGCTTATCAGGGCAATTTGGTTACTCGAAGTTATGCCGCGATCGCTTATGATACAAGCGCCACATATGAAATCATTGATGATAATATTGACATATCGTCATTAAAGGTGCGTGTACAAAAAGATTCAAGTTCAGGCAGTAATTCATTATTTCAACCATTTAATAACAGTTTAACAATAACTGATAAAACACCAGTATATTTTATCAACGAAAATATCTTTGGAAAATATGAAATTAGTTTTGGTGATGGTGTCTTTGGTAAAAAACTTGATCCTGGAAATATTATTGAACTCGAATATATTGTAACAAATGGTGTAGTTGCAAATAATTGTTCGCGAATTATTAATCAGAATTTGATAGTTTCAGAGCCATCAATGATAGGTTTAATATCAACAAGTGGTTTAACAATAAATGGTCGTTCAAGTGGTGGTCAAGAAAAAGAAAGCATATCTGCATTAAAAAATAATGCAATATCAAGTTTTGCAACACAAAATCGTGCAGTTACAAGCGATGATTATGCTAATCTAATCAAAGCAAATTTTGGTTATATTAATAGCATTAGTGTATGGGGAGGTGAGGATAATGTTCCTCCTGTTTATGGAAAAGTTTTTATTAGCGCTAATAAGATTAGCGATCAATCAACAAGTGTAAATCTTAGTGATAACGATAAAGCAGAGATACTAGCTTATCTACAATCTAAAAAGATATTGAGTATTTTTCCCGAAATGGTTGATGCGCAACGATGCAAGATTGTACTTGATATTTTGGTAAAATATAATCCAAATGTTACTACATTATCACGTTCTGATATTTCTTCACGAATTAGTGACATTATAACTGATTATAATATTAATCGCATCAATGAATTTAATAGTGTTTTTAGACATAGTCAATTTGTTAGAGCAATTGAAGATAGTTCAAGCGCTATATTAAATAGTCTTGTTCGTGTTTATCTTAGCCAAGCATTTAATCTAAGTTCAACTGGTGTTAATAATATTAGATTGAATTTTGGAGCAAGATGTGCAACAGATGATGGTAAAGTTTTTGTTAATATTATTAGCGATGTACCGTGGACTTTAGGCGATCTTCAACTTTATTTTGGTGAAGAACAAACATCTGACCGCAATATTATAAACATCTATAGCTATTATATCAAAGACAATAAGAATGTTAAATATGCAGATGCCGGAACTTTCAATATTGAAACAGGCATAATGACACTAAATACACTTTATAGTGATAGTGATGTGCAATTTAAGTTTATTGTTAATAGTTTTTCAAATGATGTTGTTGCAAAAAGAAATGCGCTATTAGAAATTGACCAAACTCTTACAACAACTAATATCTTTATTGATGAAATTGCCCGAGGTGGCAATAGTCGTAGCGTTGATTATAAAACATTTCCCAAAGATAGATGAGTGACTTAGTAACAGCCAATGCCCGAGTTGAATATTCTGAAATTGTTGAGCCAGCAAAGGCTTTAAGCAGTTTGCCATATCATTTTGAAAATGAAGCAAGTGAATTGGTAAAATTGCTGGAAGCTTATTATCGATTTCTTAATAAAAAATATACATCAGAGATAAGTGGTGGTACTGGACCAAGCTTTGAGATAAACAATATCATGCGAAATCATGATATTGATATGGCGACAGATGATCGTTATCTTGATGCTATTGAAAGACTTATTGGTTCTTATATACCACCAAGTCAATCTATTGACCGCGTTCGTCTTTATAAGATTATTGCAAACTATTATACAAATCGTGGTAGTGAAGAGAGTATCTTTAGTTTCTTTCGATTGTTTTTCAATGAAGTAGTTAGTTTGTTTTATCCTAAAAACTTTTTGTTTACAACTAGTGATATCAATAGATCAAAGACATCTGATGTTTATCGCTTGAATGATAATCAGCGTTGGCAGAACTATTCATATGTCATTTACACACAATTAGCTAAAAGCGAGTGGGGTCTTGAATATGCAAAGTATATTCATCCGGCCGGTTTAAAGTTTTTTGCGTCACTTATACTTGAGCTTGCAAATAACAATGACTGGACAAATGTTGGCTGTTTAGATATTGATTGGAGTGAATTTCCAAATAGATTTTTAGATGATGTTTATGTCGAGCCTGATGGTTATGGCATTTATTACTCTGAAGATGCTGCTGATTACTATTATTATAATGAAGCAATTTTCAGCGGAGATAAGATTGATCCTATAGCCGATGATAATTGTTGGCGCAGTATCGACTGGGAAACAACTGCTCGAGGCAAACATACACCGACTAATCAAAGTGCGGCATACATCTATGACTTTATCACAATCCTGTCATTGTTGCCTGATGGAGGTTATCATTTTATTAGAAATCTAAGACCGATTAAAAGCAATAATGGCTCATATGTTTTTGATGAAGCGCTTCATGCATTTTATATTACCTATGGCATAAGCTCTAAAAATTCTAATACACCATTGTCAATCTTTAGAGAAGGTTGGAATGGTTATGATAAGGTAATTGATAATTCAAGTATTGGTGAATATGCAGATCTAACATTATCAGATGCATTTGCTAATCCACCATTAACTGGTTCTGGCCCACAATTCAATAGTCTAAATTCATATTTTATATTTGATGGAAATTACAATTCAGGCTATGACGAATTTGGTGCACCAGCAAACTATAGCACTGATGACGAAGCTTCTGCTCTTAGTGAAGAAGGAGCAATTATTCTGCCCTTGATTGAAGAAGGAGCAATTATTTTTTAAAACAAATCAATATAAATACAAATAACTATGGCCGCGATTATAACCGAACAATTTAGAATCAATTCTAGAAAAAGACTATTTGATGACATTACAAATAATGCCAATAATTATTATATTGGTATTGGTAAACAAGATGGTTGGGCAGAATTAAACCCAAGTCAAACAGTTCCAACTAGTCCATTTCCAGCTGGCACACCAGGCGATGCAGCTGAAGTTAGAAAAAATATTTCAGCACTATTTAAAATTTCAGGCAGCAGTGTCTCTACAATGTTGCCAAATAATATCATTCAATCTGATCGTGATTATAAAGTTTATAATCCATATGATCCTACTTGTTTTTATGCAAGTTCAACACAATTTCCATGCTTTGTAATTTCACGCCTTGACAGTCTCGGTGGTGGTAGTGGTAATCATGTATTTTTATGCGTCGCAAAAGATCATGATGCAACCTTTGCAAGCAATAGTTATAATCGCATTGGTTCACCTTCAGAAGTTCCATCAACAACTGTTCCGGGTCTTTATAAATATTCAATTTCTAATGGCGGTGATGGTTATATTTGGCTTTATATAGGAACTTATGAAGCGGCAAATACATCAGTAAATAATGGAGCATTTGTTTCATATGATTTTGGTCAGACTGTTACAGCTACACCATTTTCATCCGGTTTAATACACGGCTTTCATATTATTAATGCTGGTGTTAATTTAGCAACTGGACCCAGTACTGCAGTTAATGTAGAAATTACTGGTTTACGAGATGGATCTAAAACAACAATGACCGTTCCTGCTTTACTTAAAATAGTAAATGGAAAAATCACTAAAATAACACTGAATGCCGATATTACAGTTGGAACAACATATAAACTATGGTCATCTGCAACCGCTCGCATAACAACAAGTGGTTATACAACAACACAAATTGTTCCGATTATTGCCCCAATTGGTGGTTATGAAAGCAAGCTTGAAACAACATTGCCAAGTTGGTATATTGGTGTTGGAGCAGATACTGTTAATAGTCAATTTGTACCAAGCGGAACATCTTATCGCCAAATTTCAATTATTAAAAATCCAAAGAGAAATAATAATAATAATCTGGATGATGCAACAGTTGATCGCGTTCATAAATCATTTTCTACGAGTGAAAATGGTTATCCTGCTAATGAAAGATTGGTTCTTAGTGGTAATAATGTTGATACCGGTTGGAAAATTAAACAAGGTAATTATTTAGTTGCGACAATAAGTGCAGTTGAGTTTAAAGACAATGTATGGTATTACTATTATTATAATAGCATTCAGGCTGGATTGTTTAACATTGACCATACACAGTCATTAACTATAGTCGCACCTGATGATATTGAGATCGTCAATAGGGAATTGACATTATTGGATAATCAATATGAGCTAAACGCTAGCTCAACACTATTTAATACATCAACTGGTGAAATTCTCTTTATAGATAATAGAGGTGCGGTTACTCGCGAAGCAGGTCAAAACGAAGAAATCAAAATCATAATTCAACTATAATGGCAATTACTACCAAAAACCAAGATTATTTTGACGATCTAAATATTCCAGATGTTAATGGGAAATCTCCCATCGATAAAAACTATTTGCGAGTTCTTTTTAAGCCAGGAGTTAATGTTCAAACACGTGAACTTAACCAGGCTCAGAGCATGTTACAAGCTCAGATTGATCGTCTTGGATCTGGACTATTTAAACCTAATAGCCAAGTTGTCGGTGGACAAATTACATTTGATTCAGCTATTGGTTGTATTGAATTTTCAACAGATAGTCAAATAACAGAATCACTGCTTACTCAATTTCAAGAGGATTTAACTCTTCTTAAAATTACGCGACAAACAACTGATTCTACTAATGCTATTAGTAAAGCATCAGTTACTGCCATTGAGTCTGTTAGCAATTCAACTGAAGGAGCAACTCATCGCATCTATTATAAAAACATTGAAGGCACTCCAATTGAAAATGTCATTTCATCAAACGAAGAGTTAACACTATCATATGGTGATTTTATTACTGATGAATATACGCTAACTCCTCTTGCTTATAAAAAAGCAGTTGGTTTAACAGCAGATGCTGGCATTTATTTTGTAAGAGGCAGCATGGTTGCCTCACAAAGACAATATGCGGCAAGACCACTCGACACAGCTAGTGATAATTTCAACGGATTTGCTTATTTCTTGGTCGAAGAGAATTATATTGATTCAATTGATGATTCTACATTAAATGATAATGCATCAAATACAAGTAACTTTTTAGAATCTGGTGCAGATCGTTATCAAATCGTTTTAACATTAAAACTTTTAACAGCAGAAGAATTAAGTATTGCTGAAAATGCTATTAAGCTCGCTGATATACGATCAAACGAAATTTATATTCAATATAATGGCATTGATCAAAGCGGCGCTGCTCTTGAAGATACTCTTGCTCGTAGAACTTATGAAGAATCTGGTAATTATACTGTAAAGAATTTCGAGCTTGAGCTCAAAGAATTATTCGGTTCAGATTATAATGCGATCTATACCTCTCCTCAAGATGTGCTTGATTTTACAGGCATATCTTCAACTGATGCATCTGATTATTTCGTTGCAAAGCTTTCTCCTGGAGTTGCTTATGTAAAAGGAAAAAGAGTTGAGACTCTTGCTCCTAGTAATTTAGTTATTCCTAAAGCCAAAAAAACATATACCGATTTGACATTTGAACGAGGTCAAAGAACAAAATATAATGCTGCGACGAGTGCATTATATGGCAATTATGTCACGGGTTATACTGGTTATTATAATAGCAGCTATAATCAATATAATGGTTATGGTTATGGTGCTGGAAACATTGATAATGGCAGCAGCGGTTTGCCAGTTTTTGAAAATGATAATGTCAGTTATGTACTATATGATTCAAAGGGACTTGACATTGGCACTACAAAAATATCAGGCATTGAACCGGAAGGTATAAAAGACGCAGATCAGATTAATGCAAAACTATATCTCTATGATATAGTTTTAGATGATGGTGCTCGCTTTAACGATGTTGTAGTAATAGCGTCAGATGTTCCCATCGCCAGCTATGGAAAATTTAGTTTTACGGTCGAAAAACCAAATGGTGTTGCTCTTAATGATATTAACAATACCGATTCAATCTTTCAATTTCCGCATGAGGCAATTACTAGTGTTGAGAATTTGGTTGTTAGTCGCCGTCTGTCTGATACAAACACATTGTTGACAAATACTAATTTTGTTGACTTTTCTCCTTCAGAAGAAGGACCTTCAGGAAGATCATATGATGCGAGTCGAAATAATATAGTCGTTGCAAAGAATGGAGAAATTATAACATCTGGTTATTATATTATACCAAATGGAAATGGCATTCGAATTGTCTTTGATACTACATTGTTAGCTGGTACTACAGTTTCGGTTATTGTAACAGAAACTGGAAATATTGATGGAGCTGATTTTGGTATAAAATTAAAAACTACTAAATCGGTTAATTTAATAGCAGATGAAGGTGACATTTATAAACTCGATGGTGTATATCATGCAATTAGTATTACTGATACTGCAAATTGGGTTTTAGTTGATGATGGTCAACGTGATAATGTATATGTTAATGCAAAGGTCAGAAAAATCGGCGGTGGAACTGCTACGACTCTTGAAGTTACTTATTGGGAATTTAGAAATGCAGGAGGAAAATATTATACGGTTAATAGCTATAAGGTCGGGAATATTGCAACTTCAACACAGGCGCCACTTGATGAAATTCCAACATATGGTGATATCGTTTTAAGTGACAGTATTGATTGTAGATCTTTGCCAAACCAATTACGTTTGAGTCTTGATCCTTATAGTGCAATCACTGCACAAATTGACTTTTATTTGCCACGTATTGATTTAATTTCTGTTAACAGTGATAATAGTCTAAGAGTTATTAGTGGTCAAGCAGATCTTGATCCTAAATTGCCAAATATACCAGATGATGGCATGGCAATATATGCACTCTATGTGCCACAATTTACTGCAAATGCAACTGATGTAGATGTTCGATTTATTGAAAATCGTCGTTATACAATGCAAGATATTGGAAATATCGAAAAACGAATTGGCGCTATTGAATATTATACAAGTTTATCTCTATTAGAAAGAGATGCAAATGAACGTAGTATTTTTGGCACAGATGGTGAAAAATTCAAAAATGGATTTATCACAGATGGTTTTAGAAACCTAGATGTTAGCGATAGTTCTCAACCAGAGTTTTTATGCTCAATCGATAGTGAACGAGGCATACTCTATCCGTATCATACTGGATATAGCATACCATTTAATCCAAATGCGAAAGTAAATGGAATTACTATTAAAAATAATAAAGCATTTTTATCATATGGTGAAACAGATGTTGATTATTTGACACAATCTTCAGCTAGTCAATTTATTGATCTACAACCGCATGAGCAGAGCGCTGATGTTGGTATTATAAATCTGACTCCAGAAGTTGATACCTGGTCTGAAAAAACAGAACAAGCTCAAACATCAGTTGAGCTCTATGATGGATTTGATAGTGTGTTGCGAGATTTCGCAAATGAAGCTGGTTTTACTGGCACACAATGGAATTCATGGGTAACAACATCAAGTGTTTCTAAGAAAGTTAAAAACAAAAAAGCTGCTCTTAAATTCTTACAGGCTAATGGCGCAACAGGTGTTGATATTGGTAAATTTTCTAATAAATTTGGTGGTCTTTTCGGTGGTCTTTTCGGTAAAAAGAAAAAGAGAATTACTATTCAAAACCAAGTAGCAAGTGGAGTACAAACTGATCTTGCTTTTGAAGACGTTGAACAAAGTTTAGGTGATTATGTCAAAGATGTAAAGATCTCAACATATATGAGAACACGATCTGTTCTTGTTGATGTGGCAAGTGTAAAACCAAATACACGATTCTATGCATTTTTCGATGGTAAAGATGTTACACAATTTGTAAAATTATTGCCAACTACATTTAATAGTGCAACCTATAACTTGACAGTTGATGAAGGCAAATCACAAACAGAACTCTTAGCGAAATATTCAACGGCTTCTGAATTGGTAAGTGATGCCGATGGCAATATTGTTGCTATGTTTATCATACCAAATGATTCAAACTTTAAATTCTCAACTGGAGAAAAATTACTTCGCTTAACAAATAGTCCTCGTAATATTAAAGACGAAGAGGATAGTTTTGCTGAAGCACGCTTTATATCAAATGGTCTTGATATTGATAGCAGTGAAACTGTAATTTCAACACAAGTTCCACGTGTAAAACGTCAAGAAGTTCAACGCAACAGAATTTGCGTACGTAAAAATGATCCGATTGCACAAACATTTAGAATTGAAGATGATTGTGGTATATTCGCAAGCAGTGTAGAACTTGCATTTGCACAGAAACCTCCAGCAGGAAGTGCTCAAGTACAGGTATATCTTGTGACAGTCGCTAATGGCTATCCAACAGATACTATTGTACCGGGCAGCGAAACAAGTTTGACAAACAGTCAAATTAATGTAAGCGACGATTCATCACTTATGACTCGCTTTGAATTTGCTAATCCGATTTATCTTGAGCCAAACGTTGAATATGCAGTTGTTGCCTTTAGCGGTTCATATGGTTATAAAGCATATATTGCAGATTTAGGTGCAGTTGATATTACATCTAATGGAGCAATCATTTCTGAACAGCCTGCAGTTGGTGTATTTTTCACTAGTGCAAATAAAACAACATGGTCAGCATCACAAAACCGAGATCTTAAATTCAAGATTAATCGTGCTAGCTTCAATGTGACGAGCGGAACACTAGCTGTTAATCCTGTTATTGGCAGCGGTTTACATAGAGTTGATATTTCATCATTTGCCACAACTGGTGATTTTGAAAACATTGGTTGGGAAACAGCTAATGTAACTGTGGCTGTTACAGCTGCTCCAGCTGGTGGTCGCACTGCAGTTGTTAGTCCAGTATTCAATAGCATCAATACAGCCATTGTTGGATTTAATATTACTGAGCCCGGAACTGGCTACGCAAGTGATCCAGAGATTACAGTTACTCAAATCGGAGATAATGCGCGAAGCGCAACATTCCAAGGCAAACGTCCACAATATCGAATTGGCGCATTTAATCTTAATCAGAAGTTTATTGAACTTAGTGGAAAAACACAAATTTCAAATATTCTTGAACTTGATACTGGCGCTAACGCTAGAACATATAGTGTTGAATCAGGAGAGCCAGTTGAAAATCTAGTTAATAGCAATTTTGCAATTGGTACTGATACAACAAATGATGTTAGATTGTCTACAACTTTAACAACAACTGATAGTCGTATTAGTCCAGTCATTGATCTCGAATCACTTAGTCTTGAGACAAGAGAATATGCGATAAGAGAGTCTGGTGCAACTAGCCGATATTTTTCAAAACCAGTATATCTCGCTGAACCAGCAGATCAGCTTGATGTTATAGTTGATATTAATTTGCCTACAAAATCATCAAATATTAAAGTCTTTGGACAATTCTTTGATGAGAATAATAATTCTATTAGTAACAAATATTTCACAAGAAAATCACCAAATTCTGGATTGAAATATGCTAATGTTGTTCCTGGTTGGAGATTAGTAGCTAATGGAACAACTGTAGGTGCAAATGTGGTTGCAATTATTACTGACGTTCAACATGTTGAAGGCATTTGGCGTTATTATTATAATGAAACAACAGCGATTGATGTTGAAACACCATATGATTTGATTGCACCATCTGTAACATTACCACTATCAACAACACCATTAGCTGCAACACATCAGGTTATTATTGGTTCAAATAATCTTGCTCTATCTGTTCCAACAGAATCTGACTGGATTGAATTAAAACCAACAAGCCCAACAGTTATACCTGTTAATAGTGACAGAGCTAAATATAGTGAAGTAAAATTCAATATTAATTTTCCCGAAGAAGATGTTGATTTCAAACAATTTGCAGTTAAGATTGAATTTAGAGGAAAAGATTATATTGACGTTCCAACAATAAGAAACTTTAGAGCAATTGCAACACTATGAGTTTAGTTAAAGTTCAGGGCAATGCGGGTCTTGCAAAAGACCCGCGATCTGGAGCAGTAATTAATGTTGATAATGATGCATATGCAGCAGCATTAGCTCGAAAAAAACGTGCAACTCATGAGAAAAAACTATTAGAAAGAATTGATAGTCTTGAGATGCGGGTGCATGAATTAGAGAAAAAAATACAAACTTTACTAGCATAAATAACAATATATGAGTAATATACTAAACAGTATTGAGCCTATCGCATATAGCGATAATTTTAAAGTGTGGATTGATCGATTCAATAATATTGTTACTGAATTGAAAACTACCGAGTTTGCTATTGATGACGAATATGTTAATGTTGTTTTAGCTCAATCTATTACTGGAGCTAAAACATTTAATAATACTACTGTTTTTAATGCAGCCGTTACATTATCTGGTGATTTAAATCAAAATAATCTTATTAATGGAGATATTGCTCTTGAAAGGTTAAATTTTAAATATGGCATTGATGGTAATATCAATTTTATTGGAGAAAATGGCATTAACCTATTATCAAATCCAACAGCAAATGAATTTAGTTTAAGTTTTCCAACTGCTTCAACATCTAATACTTTAATTCTTGATTATGCAGTATCAGGTGGAATTTTTAGGATTGCTAATAATGTTAATTTAGAAGTTGCAAATTCACAAATTAAGTTTGGTACTAATAATATATGGAATTTTCCATCTTTACCAGGTGGAACTTCATATCTAACTTCTAGTGGTGGAACTATATCATGGGTGACAGATCAGAATCTTGCAGAAGAAATTGCTTTGCACGTGCAAGATGCATTATTAACTGTGACACCAACAAAAGAAATATTACCGATTGGTACAATCATTGATATTGATACTACAAAGGCTGAAGAATGGGAAGCTGAAGGTACACCTGGAGGAATTGCATATGGACATATACCTGATGATACAAACTTCTATGGTTGGCTTATCTTAAATGGAGGAACGATTACTGCAACTAATGCAAATAGTCCATTTCTAAATCTTATTTATTTACTTAATAACGTAGTTACTCCACCTATTCCACCTACATTTCCGATATCCGCTACATTATCACCTAATTCAACAAGTGGTTCTCCTAATACAGTTAAACTTATAAAATTTTTGGCCGATCCGGTTTCTACATTTGGTTTAACTAAAGGCAATGGCATATCATTTTTTGAATCAAATGGCACTACTCCAAAAACTAATTCAAGTTTAACAAATGGTATTACTCAAATTGGACTTAATGCTGATACTAATGTTTTTCAATTTAATACAGATACGAAGAAACTTGAACTAAAAACAAATATTCCTCGTTATACTAATAATCGTTTAACAACAGCAACTCCTGTAGATGATACTGATGCTGCAAATAAACTTTATGTTGATACACGTGTATTAGCAGGCGGAGTTGAAGGCAGTTGCTATGATCTAATGCAATCAGTTGATGGTTCAGGTTATAGCGATGCTAAAAATTCATTTAGTATTGTTGATAAAAGTGGAGCAGGTCGAGCATGGAGAACAGTTGCAACAGCCACTCTTGCTTCAGGTTCAATTGACTCCGATGTTACATTAAATGCTATTAGCCCATTTGGATCTAATTTTGGAAAAGTTACATCACTAAAAAGTACATTTGCAACACCCGATCAATTCTTTTTCACTGATCATAATGATGTCATTTATGGTTATGGTGAAAACAAAAGAGGTGATATTGCGGCAAATAGTCGTGGTCTTACTGAATTTAGTAGCTATTACAATAGTGCATTTTTTCCAACTAATCCATATAGCAATACAACACAAATTCGACAATTATTGCCTGCATTTTTACCGCTTCAAGCTTCTTGGCCAGCAAATGCAGTATTGGTTGATAGTGTAACAGGTATAGCTGGTTCTGATGATGAGAATACAAATATAACAATCAAAACAAAAGATGGTTATGGTAATGCTTATGTGAATATTAATCCATCATCTGGATTAGTTAATTATTTTAATGGAACTGTACCATATACTCGCGGCTATTATATAAGTGCTGGACGTAATGCAGAAGGTCAATTTGGTCGAGGAAATACAACACCAACCTCGGCAACAACTGGTCCACTTGTTTGGGGACCAGGATTTGATTCACCTGGAAGAAATCTTTGGTATAATTTTGCATTAACCTCTGCAGAAAAAACTGCAATTAAAGCAAGTACTAGTGCATTAAGCACACTGCTAGCAAGCGAATCTGGTGAAAAGATTCGTAAGAGATTTAACTGGTTTAAACCAAATGCAATAACAGCAGGAGGTCTCGCAACAACTGAAAATGATGCAATAGCTGCATGGAGAACACAAACTGGATTATCAACTGAAAGTTTTTCCGATTATAATTGGTATATTAAAAAGGTAGTACGTACATATGATGCTCATTATGTAATTGTTGGAAAACCAGGAAATGAAGCAGATAATGAGATATGGTGTGCAGGTATAAATCGCAAAGGTGCATTTGGTAATTTGACAACTGGATCAATTACTGACTTTGTTCCAATGCTAAGTGATCAATCGTCAAATAATGCGACAAGCACATTTAGAGTGTTAAATGCAACATTACCTACACAATCTGGTACTATTTTTGAACGCACACCTGTTAATGGTCAAGTACCACCGCATGGTCTATCTGACTTTGATGTATTGACATTTAAAACAACAAATCGTTATATTATTTTAGGAGATGCATCTGGTGCAAATCGATCAACTCAATTTAGATTATTTAGTACTCTAGAAGATGGTGCGCGACTTGCATTTATTAGCAATAGTACAGAAAAAATTGTATCATTAAAAAATAATACGACTGATGGTATTGGAGCTCTTAACACATATCGAGGCCGATTAAAGGGCATTGTTGATATTAGTGTTTCTCGTGGTGGTGCTGCAGTTGCTTCAGGTGATGGCATTATATTAAGAAAAGGTTTTACTTTCACATCTCCTCTTCCAACAGGATTACTTGATCGTTTGCCTGAATCTGATATTCTAACTGACAAACTTCTTGTTGGTGGATTAAATACAAATGGTCGTTTAGCTATAAACAATTTAGATAATCCAACTCTGCCGAGAGCAGCTGCATTTGCTGGTTCAGGTTTAGAATCTAATAAGATAAGTAAAATACAAACATGTAATTATAGTGCAATTTCATTTCTATTATCAAGCAATGGAGTATTATATTTTGCTGGTAATCGTGCAAGTGGTTGCGCAAATAGTGGAAGTGCAAGCGCTGGTAATACTTTAGTATGGACAAATGTTGGTCTGCAAGGCAGAGTACATGACTTTTTCATTATTGATGATGCAAATCTTACTCGCATATTTGTAATTACTGAAACAGCTACAAATAGTGGTATTTTTGAAATTTATGCTGGAGGAGTAAATACTGGTTATGTGCTTGGTACAAGTGTATCTTTAAATGCAGCAACACCAAAATATGCTAAACTTATCTTTCCAGAAAATCCAGATAATATTGTTAATATAGCTGGTGCGATGAATCAAACATATATATTATGTAAAGATGAGGGTGAAGATATTGGAAGAGTCTATGTTACAGGCACAGAAGTAACACGATCATATTTCCCAGTTTCAACTGTACTCAAAACATTTCCTCAATTTAAGAAGATTGATCGTGATATTCTATAAGATAAATAAACTCATATGCCTAGTCTAACACCATCTCGAATTATATTACGCCATAGCAATGTTCCTGGAGCAAAACCAGTTGATAGTGATTTATTGCTTGGAGAATGCTTCATTAACATTCCTGATAATAAACTCTATTATAAAAATCGTGATGATCTTGTTAATCCGATTGTTGAAATAAATTTAACAACATCAGATGATTTGCTACATGTTCGCGATGTTAATTTAACACCAGATGGTGACTTGATCGCAATCTATTCTGACAATAATGACAAGCCGCTTGGTAATGTTAAGGGACCAGCTGGACGAGGTCTTGCTATTGATGGTGTAGTTGATTATGTTAATCAATTGCCTACATCGTCAACATCACCGCCTATAGCCAATATTTTAAATAAAAATGGCACACTCTTTATTGTTCGTTTGGGTGTAAGCAGCGTATCATTATTTTCTCCAACTGGACCACGAATCTATAGCTATAGTACCTCTGGCAGCGGAACATGGACTGAATTGGTTGGAGCAACTGTTGCCGCAAGCGGTGCAAACGGTGCAGATGGTAATACAATAATTAGTGGTACGATATCAACACCATCTGGGGGTGCTGATGGTGATTATTATCTTGATAGAATTAATTATGTATTATTTGGACCAAAAAGTGCTGGAGATTGGCCATCACCCGGTGTTAGTTTAAAAGGTCCAAATAGTTTAACAGTTTCTACGACTTCAGATGGTACTGCCGTATTGGATATTGACTCAGTAGAAACAAATGATATAACAATTGCTGATGCAGTAACATTTAATAATGAAACATTTAATTATGGATCAGGTGTAGCAACAGCACATCGTACTGCATTAGGTTTAAGTAGCGGAACTGCAACAATAAATGTCGCATTACTTGGAGTCTATCCTAACGGATCAATCACTCTAGCAAGCACAAATTCAGGTGGTGTAGTATTGCTTAACGGACAATTAGCAACTGATTCTAGGAGTATAGGTTTTCCAAATGCAAGCGGTACTGTTGCATTAACTGCAAGTATGACAGGAGTTCCCGACAAGCTTACAAATGGAACTGTTGCAGGAACTCTTACAATTAACTCTATGAGCTATACATATGGCACTGGAGCAGCAGCAGCTCACCGCACCGCATTAGGCTTAGGCACTGCAGCAACTTCAGCATCAACGGCATTTGCAGCTGCATCACACAGTCATGGTAATATTACAGCGGCGGGTGCAATTGGCAGTACTGCAGATCAAGTTGTAACTACAGGACCTGGTGGAGTATTAACCACAGCTTCACGAAGTGGTATTGATACGGCTGCACTACAAGCTCGTTTAAATACTGCTCCAAATCAATTAGAGCCTGCGGATGAAGGGCGTGTATTATTATTGCAATATGGCGATTCTGTATGGTTTAAAGACAATAACGATATTAGCATTCTTTTAGCTGGATCTGGAGATCAAGGTGGCGGCACCTATACATTATCTGAAAGTATTGTTGGAGGAACTTACGGTGCATTTACTGGATCAAATACCGTTACGGTTCCTGCTGGAACATACACTGTAACTATTTCAGCTTCCAATTTCATCACACAGTCATGGGGATCTCATAATATTAATTTAAAAGGGACTCCTAACTACGGTGCTACATTTTCAGGAGGCACACCAGACACGCTGTATCTTCTTCAGCCTGATACTTCAAATGAAAACTTAAGTGCTCAGTTTGCATTAGCCAATCCATCTAGTTGGCCAAATCAAAGTGGTACTATTAGTGTAACAGTTACTGAAGAAACAGAATTTTATTTAGAAGGAAATTTACCAAATGAAGGAGATACGGTCGATATAACAGTAACATTTGAATAAGCATGACAGACAAAGAACTAAAATGGAATAAGGATACGCTCGCTTGGACTGAAAGAATTGGTGGTGTAGCGGTTGGAGATGTAAGACTGGCAGCCGGTGAGCGTGATCGTTCGTTGTTTGCACAAACACTTGTACTCTTACGTGAAGCAGAAGATCTTTTGACAACAGAAGCTGAAAAGATTGCATTCAGGACTAGTCAGCAAACTATCGCTGACATTAATGGCGTGCCTCATACGTTGAGTGTAACTGAATTGCGTGAGTTACTTGTACAATATGGACTAAACTATAGAACACTTTGGCTTGCAGCAAATATCACAGACTGATTGATGTAAAATCTATATAAATAGAAACATGGCTTTCTATACAGATATTATTATTGATCAAGGCTCTGCATATAATGCAACGCTGCCGGTATTGACATTAAATAATTTGCCGCTAGATCTCACCACTTATTCTGGTCGAGGTCAGATTCGTCGCAATTATAAAGCGACTCTTGCGGTTAACTTTCTTGTTGAGGTATATGGCGATCCCGAGGATGGACTTGTGAGAATTAGTCTAACGCCGACTCAAACTGCAGCTATGAAAGCAGGACGATATGTTTTTGACATTGAAGTTTATACTGCAAATAACAATGACGTTATGCGCGTTATTGAAGGTCAAGTTACAATCACACCGCGAGCAACACAACCATCTAGTTGAAACTAAAAAGTTATGCCTGAAATATTACCACCAGTTTTAATTAATAATAATCCTAATTTGATTACGCCAGCATTACAACAGGCTGGAAATTATATTGGTCCATTATTTCAAAATGGCACACAAGGTCCTCCTGGTCCAAACACTATTACTTCGTTAACACAAAGTGATGGTACTGCAATTATTTCGATATCAGGATTAACTATTGGTAATAGTTTAACATTAAACGCACAAAACTATAGCTATAGTGCAAATTCATTGCTTGCTCATCGTACTGCTTTAAATATTGACAGACTTAATAATACAAGTGATGCAGAAAAACCAATAAGTACAGCGACTCAAACTGCACTAAATAATAAAAGCAATGTAGGTCATACTCATAGTGCATCAAATATAACAGATTTTAATGCAGCTGCAAGCGCAGCTGCTCCTGTTCAAAGTGTTAATACTCGTGGTGGTGCAATTGTCTTAACTAAGAGCGATGTTGGATTAGGTAATGTTGATAACACGAGTGATGCCAATAAACCGATTAGTAGCGCAACACAAACTGCGCTAAATAATAAAGTTGATATAGTTGTTGGCAAAGGTCTATCTGACGAAAATTATACGTCAGTCGAAAAGTCAAAATTAGCGGGCATTGCTGCAGGTGCAGAAGTCAATGTAAATGCAGATTGGACTGCTACAAGTGGAGACTCTGCAATCTTAAATAAGCCAACTCTTGGAACTGCTGCTGCAGCCTCAACTAGTGATTTTGCAACAGCTGCACAAGGTGATCTTGCTGATAGTGCATTACAACCTGAGAGTGTAAATTATCTTGGCACATATAATAATGGAGCTGATTATAATCCAGGTGATGTTGTGCTCTATGCTGGAATTCTCTATATAAGAGTACTAGGAGCAAATCCAGGTTATCCACCAGGCACTAGCTATTGGACAGAATTTGAACCAGAGATTGGTTCTCCAGCATATGACTTATATGTACAAACTACATTAAACAATAAATCAAATGTTGGACACTCTCATGCCTCATCAGATATAACCGATTTTAGTAGTGCTGCAAGCGCTGCTGCACCAATACAAAGCATTAATACTCGTGTTGGTGATATTACATTAAGTAAGAGCGATGTTGGATTAGACAATGTTGATAATACAAGCGATGCTAATAAACCAATTAGCAGCGCAGCACAAACTGCATTAAATAATAAAGTTGATGTCGTCACTGGCAAAGGTCTGTCTGATGAAAATTATACTTTAACTGAAAAGTCAAAATTAGATGGAATTGCAGCAGGAGCAGAAGTCAATGTAAATGCAGATTGGAGTGCAACAAGTGGAGATGCACAGATCTTAAATAAGCCGAGCACAGTCGCAGGATATAACATAACTGATGCGGTAGCAACAAGTGGAGCCCAACACATCGACGGTGTTAAAACTTTTAGCAGTTCACCACTTGTTCCAAACTTAACAGTCGACTCTTCAAGTTCAGCTGCAGTAAATAAAGCATATGTTGATAATACTGCAGCAGGCATTCACGTTCACGCTGAAGTTCATGTTATACTTAAAAACAGCACACTAGCAGCTGCAACTGGTGGCACTGTCGCCTACACAAATGGAAACGATGGAGTTGGTGCAAAACTTATAGTGACAGGAGGAACGAGTGTTGTTGATGCATTAAATACTGCATGCGGAAATGATCCTGACTTGACAATTGGCGGGCGTGTAATTATAGCAGGTGAAACTAATGCCGCATGGAATGGCATATATACAATCAGCGCAACACGTGAATTAACACGTGCAACCGATGCCGATACTCCAGCCAAAATGAATGGTGGAGATTTTGTATTTGTTACTCACGGCACAATACACGCCGACACTGGATGGATATGCAGCGAGCCTGTAACAAGTGTAGGTGTTAGTCCTGTTATCTTTGTACAATTTAGCGGCAGTGGAGCATATGATGCAGGCGTTGGTTTACAACGTGATGGCACACTCTTTAGTGTTAAGACACCAGTTGGTGGAGCAATCGTTGCTGACAGTAACGGCATAAATCTTGTAGCCAGTGGTGTAACACCCAACACATATGGCAGCTCAACACAAAGTGCAATAGTAACAGTAAATGATAAAGGACTTGTTACGAGTGCAAGCAGTTCAACAATTACTCCCGCTGTTGGCAGCATTACTGGTCTTGGAACAGGGGTGTCGTCTGCATTATCTACAACAACAAATACAGGCAGTGGATTGGTTACTGTTGATGGGAATGCTACATTAACAAATAAGACTCTTGTGGCGCCTAACATTGGAGCAGCAACTGGAACTTCACTATCACTCTCTGGAAATTTAACAGTTGATACAAATACATTGTTTGTAGATAGCGCTAATAATAGAGTTGGGATTGGAACCGCAACTCCAGGTACTGCTAAATTGGTTATTAGAAATGATAATGACAGTGTAAATTGGCTTTTACAAACACAAAATGATAATGGAAATACAAATTCATTATTCACTCAAAATGGAGCAGGTGATTTTGTTTGGAACGGTTATAGAAATGGAACGTCATTAGGTTCCCCAGAATTAGCTTTAAATACAAATGGTAATTCATTTTTAAATGGAGGTAATGTTGGTATTGGTACTGCATCACCTGCGACAAAATTCCACGTTAGTGAAGGAATATCAAGATTTGACAGAAGCGGTGTTGTATTTGACATAACACCAAACTATACAGGCTTAGGAAACGTTGCATTAGATGTTACAACAAATAATGGTATTATTTTTAGAACTAATAATATTGATAGAGCCGTAATTTCAAATACAGGCAGTGTCGGTATTGGTACGATAACACCTACAGCTGGCTACACACTGGATGTAGTTGGAGCTGCTAAAATTAGTGGTAATATACTATGTAATGGTAGCATATTATATTTAAACGCACAGCAAGTTCTCACTCAAGGAACTAATTCATTAACACTAGGAGCGGCTACATATTTTACAACAATCAATTATGGTAACGCTTCAACAACAGTTCATAATTTTGCTGCTGGTAAAGTTGGCATTGGAACAACATCACCAGGTGTTAATTTACAGGTTACACCATTAGTAAATAATTCTACTCCTTTAAATGGTAGTGCTACTGGAGCGTTTGCTATAACTTCTGTAGATAGACTTTACGGGTTATATGGTGGAGTTAATGGTTCTGGGTGGTCGTGGTTACAAGCTGGTAGAAATGATAGTGTAGTATTTTATAACTTATCTTTGCAAGCTAATGGTGGCAATGTTGGGATTGGTACGACATCACCTGCTGAAAAACTAACAGTATCTGGAAACATAAGTGCATCTGGAACCATCATTACTAGTAATTATAATCCAGCATCAAATGTTGCAACATTTCTTGCAACTCCCACAAGCGCGAACTTAGCTGCTGCTGTTACAGATGAAACGGGAACAGGCGCATTAGTTTTTGCAAATACGCCGACACTTGTAACGCCAAATATTGGAGCAGCAACTGGAGCTTCGCTTAATATAACAGGCGATTTAACTGCATCTGGTACAACTAATTCATTACCAAACCAAACTCTTTCAGTTGCTGACAACACTCGAATCCTTACACAAAAAACAAGTGCAAGAGACGATATGTGGAGTGTATGGCAAAAACGTCGAATCCCATATAACCTTTCCTCTGCCGTTGGAACTTCTTTTAGTGCTTCGGGCGGTAACTCTGGAATGTTGTATAGTGTTGCATGTGGAACTTCTGCTATAGGCAGGGCTGGTTCATTTGGTGAAACTGGCATGACTTCGAATCCAGGTCAAGGAGCTTCTTGGAGTATTCCATCTTCTTTTGCTGTTTCTTTTGGTTTTTACAGTTTAATGGTTAACAATACGCTTACATCAAATAATATTACCAGTGGCAGCACTACTTTTACAATTTCTACTTCTAATCATGCAATTTCAGTAGGTCATAGAATTTGGTCTTCCGCTTTTCCAGAAGAAACTTATGTAAGCGCAGTCAGCGGCACAAGTGTGACTGCTACACAAGCAGCTTCATCTACTCCAACCACTCCTCATACTGTTGTATTTTCACCTGATCAAATAGCAAGAGTAGTTCTCGGCACAAGCAACTTAGTTGCAAACTATACATTAGAATGCCCAAATGCTAGAGAGTCGTTTAATACCCCAGTTGGGGCATCTATTGGTGCTACATCTTTACAAATAAACTCTAACATTGTAAGCACAGGTGTTGTTAATATGTGGAGCGGTCAGCCGTATTTTATTCTCACTACTACAAATGCTAGTATTAGCAACGCAAATGGCACTACATTTTATGCAGCATGTGCAAATTTTCCAGTTAGTGCTACCGCTTTAAGTGTTTTAAGATGTGATAACGCAACAGGAACACCTACCACTACCACTGGCACATGGACTGGACCAGGAACAAATCAAATCGTCGTTGGCGTTGCAAACAATATTATTGCAGGTCAAACTGTAAGTGGACTAGGCATTCCACAAAATACAACTGTGCAGTCTGTATCTGGAACAACCATTACATTGAATCAAATGATTACAAGTTCTGGTTCTGGTGTTGCTCTTTATTTTGGGTATCAAAGAATTTATGTTGATCAAAATGCGACAGCTACTGCAACAGGTCAGGGCTGTGGATTTATTGCAAAAAATGTATTAAGCTCCTATGCATATGGTCGCGGAATTACAGGAGGAACAACAATCACTAACATTATAAATGGACCTATAAGTGGATTTAACTTAGTCATAAGTAATGCTCTAACAAAAGCTTATGTAGCTGGTGTGCCTATTGCGATAAACTTAGCTAATAGCCCTACCGCATTAAACAATTGCATATTTATGGATTTTGGGGCTGATCCAAGTGATGGCTATTTGAAAGTTAGGCTTGGATATATGAACAATGGATTGATTACCTATTCAGCGTGGACAAGCTTTCCAAAGGGCAATATTATATCTTCATATAATAACTTTTTTCAAGCAGTCATTGACTATAATGCGGCAACTGATAAATTAAGATTATTCGTCGATAGAAATGGTGATATAGTTACATTTGGCAATCCTAAAGATGTACCAAAACCACCATCAACTCCAACAATTACAATGACTGGAGTATCAACATTAAATGATAAATTTACTAACATTTATTTTGGAACTCATATTTACGGAAATAGTGTTAATACTCTAGCAACTACGACAATAGCAAGATTTGATGTAAGACAATTAGATTACTTCCCATTTCAAACATTTATAGATTAAAAGATATGAACCTAACAACTAAAACACAAAAACAATTAGCAGCAGTCGAGGCGCATGGAGATACATGTGTACGCTCTTTGATTTCATTTGCAGAATGTCTTAATCGCGCTCATGCCGACTTTTGGTCTAAGCCTGATAACGAACTTCAAGAGTTCTTACAAGCGCTGTTGGATGATGGCAATTTGGCAACTCTGTTTGAAGATCATGAATATTATGCGACTATGACTAACTCTATTCTACAAAGATATGGTGTTTCTCCTGTTTGCAAAACTGGTGCATTAAAGGCATTTAGTATTGATGATGGAGTAGTAGTAATTACACAGCCTGTAGTTGAGCCTGAACTTATTGTTGAGTCTCAAGTAATTGAAGAGGTTGTAAACCCAGAGCCTCCGTTGCCAGATATGAGTGAGCCGATATAATTTTATAAATAGCATATATGGAATCATTAGACTATCTTCAAAAAGCTGTTAGAGATCTTTTAGGTCAACCTGTTATTTCGCGTCAGCTTACAGCTGGTGCAAGCAGTTCAAATACTTTTCTAACACCAACTTGCCGACGTATTAGTATTCGTGCAACAGGTGGTAGTGTACGTTATCTTATTGGTATAGTAACTCAAACTGCAACATCAGCAAGTCATTTTATTGCACAAGATGAACGTCTCGATCTACGTGTACCACTTAATGCACAAATTGCAATTATACGTGGGGGAGGTTCTGATGCAGTTCTTGAAGTAAGCGAATTGGACTAAGATGCGATTACGATCAACAAAATCTAGTTCAACTGGCTATAATGTTAGCTCGGGTGCATTTGGAATTGGCAGTGATAATCCTGCAAATGCTGCCGAACCGGATGCTACAGCGTGGGTACTAATGGACGGACCATGGTATAATACACCAGGTGAGCCAAATTCTGGATTTATCGGTGGTCAAAGTTGGAGAAAAATGGCTCCTATTGGATATGCGCCATATGGCAATGAAACATATGTTTACGGTGATGAAGTTGTAAGATATGAAACAGGTGTTTGGCTATATTTAAATACGACTCTTGGAGAAATTGCACGAGCTTATAGTTATGAGCAATATCCTTGGTTGGCAACAACCTGGAATAATAGTTTCTCTGCAGCAAAAATTACCGCTGCATATGTAAAGACAACAAATTATCCTGCAGTTCCATAAGTAATTACTAATAAATTAAAAACATAAATAACATTATGCCTCAAGTAACTCAAAATATTGATAATTTTATGACAGCATCGACTCTCAGCGAGTCGCGTAATGCTTTAAACCAATTAGGAGCATATACTATTGATTATAGTCCGCTTGCATATCCGATTGTTTTTTTCTTAGCAGTAACAACTGTATCTGGTGTAAGTTCTATTATTAGCACTGAGTTTCCAACAAATGCTGTTATAAGCATTTTAAATGCAATAGCTGGATTAGGATCAACTCCGGCACTTGAGTTTTATCAATTAGTGCCAGTTATTCTTGAAGATATTCTTTATGATACTGACTATGTTGTGCCAGCAGATTTTGCTGAGAATGGTGGCCGTGCCTGGAAAAAAATTGAGCTAGCTTATTGATAATCTGCTAGCTCCCCCCTTAACATATGAAACCGACCTGAGCCGGCTTTAAAATATAGTTTATCTCCATCCTCATTATAAATTTCGATATATTCAACTGTTCCACAACCGAGTTTCCAGAATAGCTGTTTGTAATTGTCATTGATAGATATACGTTTCATAATCTTAATATTGTTATTTTTATAAATAGTATTTATATGGAAGATATTAAAGCTTTGGCCAAAGAATTTGTTGAGCGCGGTTGGATTATCGCATTGATTGGTGCGGCGGCCATGGCTGCTCGTCTTATGAGTAGTACTGTTAAGCTAAGTCTATTTGAACAGCTTAAACGTGTATTCAGTGCGAGTGTTACTACTAGTATTGCCTGGACTATATTAGAGCACACTGATCTTAGTAGTTTTCATAAAGCACTTATCTATGGCATCATTGGTGTTATAACACCAGAGATCATTGCAGGCATTGTTAAGCTTGGCAAAATGTTTCAGAAAGATCCTGAAAAGTTTATTAAATAAGGCATAAATAGTCTTATGGCAAGACCTAGTACAAGACAAGAACTGGCCGACTATTGTTTGCGAGCACTCGGTGCACCAGTTATGGAGATTAATATTGATGATGATCAATTAGAAGATCGCATTGATGAAGCGATTCAATTCTGGCAAGAATATCATAGTGATGCAGTTGTGCGTACATTACTTAAACACGAGATAACTCAGCCTGATCTTGATAATAATAAGATTAGCAATTTGCCAGAGAATATACTAAGTGTCACACGAATACTTAGTTTTAATGATACTAGCAGCGCAAGTATGTTTAGTGCTAAATATCAGATGTTTCTTAATGACGTATATGGCCTAAGAAATCCAGGCGGCATTATTAACTATGAGATGACAAGTCAATATATTAGTCTTGTGCAGAATATTATTACTGGTCATACTGGTCAATTAAGCTATGCTCGCCATATGGACACTATTGAATTTCATGGTCTATTGCGAGATAAAACAAAGGTTGGTGACTTTATTATTATTGAATGCTATACAAGCGTTGATCCTAATAGCTATCCAGATGTTTATAATGACATGGCTCTTAAAGAGCTATTAACGCTGCTAATTAAAAAACAATGGGGTCAGAATCTTAGCAAGTTTGAAGGCATGCAATTACCAGGTGGTGTGACAATTAGTGGTCGTCAGATTTATGACGATGCTGTCACAGATCTTAAAGAACTTAAAGAAAGATTTGATCTTTTCTATAGCAATCCTGTTGACTTTTTTGTTGGATAAATTATGCCTACTAATCAATATTTCCAGAATGGTCAGAGATCAGAAAAGGAACTCTATGAAAATTTAATCATTGAGGCTATTAAGATCTATGGCACGGACGTCTATTACATACCACGTCATATTGTAACAAAGGATAATATCTTAAATGAAGATCTGCTAAGCAATTTCAGCCATAGTTTTAAGATTGAAATGTATGTTGAAAGTATTGATGGCTATGAGGGTGATGGCAAGTTACTTGGTAAATTTGGTCTTGAGATAAGAGATCAAATGAATCTTATAGTTAGCAAACGTCGTTGGACTCAAGACGTTGGGCGCTATGGCATGGCAGCTAATAACAATCGACCAACTGAAGGCGATTTGATATTCTTTCCGCTTAGTCCAATTAAGAAACTATTTGAAATCAAATATGTGGCAAATGAAAAACCCTTTTTACAACTAAAGGATGCACCGATCTGGACACTCACATGTGAACTTTTCGAATATGAAAGTCAAAACATAAACACAGGTGTGCACGAGATTGACAGCATTGAATATAATAACAGCGATAGCAATATTTTTGAATATAACTCTACAACTGCAACTGGTGAGTTTCTTGCTGGTGAAAGTCTAACATTCACATATCTTACAACAAGCGGTCTTGTTAAATTCTACAAATATAAACTTGATGAAGATAAGAATCAAATAGTTGTTGGTGTGCCAACCTTTATGAGCGGTGCACCCACACAACTTGGTGTTGGCACAGTCTTTACTGGCACAAAATCAGGTGCTACTGCAACAGTTATAGATAGCTATGTCATTGGTGACAATAATGATTTGCTATTCACTAATGATCGCATGAGCCAAAATAGCAAATTCAAACAAACAGCAATTGAAGAGGATTTTATTGATTTCTCTGAAGATAATCCATTTGGGGAGCCCAGTTAAGCCATGATGAGTCGCGAATATTATTATAATAAAACCATTAAAAAGACTGTAGCTATTTTTGGCACACTTTTTAATGATATAAAGATTGTACGTCCTGCCGAAAATGGTGGTGGTTCTGGTACAGTTCGTGTGCCATTAACCTATGCACCAATTGAACGCTATCTCTCACGTATTAATGCTAAAGGTCCAAGCGATGCTATTAGTATCAAATTGCCTCGCATGAGTTTTGAAATAACAAGCATGAATCTCGACACAGAGACAAAGCTTAATCGTATGAATCGCACTGTACAGCAGGATGGCGATGGCAATAATGTTAAAATATGGCAAGCTGTGCCATATATCTTAAACTTTAGTCTTAGCATTATAAGTCGTGGTCATGACGAAGCAATGCAAATTGTTGAACAGATTCTGCCATATTTCAATCCAACATATAGTGTTACTGCAAAGGGTCTAGAAGGTCCCGATAGTTTGACTGATATACCTGTTAGTCTAACTGCTGTTAACAAAGATGACTCATATGAAGGTGATTATGAAAATAGTCGACGAACCGTCATTTATACACTTGACTTTGATGTGCGTGTTAAATTCATTAGCTCACCCGTTAATCTCAGTGGAGGTGGATTAATTACCGCAGTTGATGTTAGCTATTTTGATATTGATAGTGAGTCTAGTGCAAATCCCCTAGAGTCAACACGAACACGTGCACATTATGAGGATCAAACATCTCTTGATGAAAGCTTTGAGATTGAATATTTTGGAGAACAATTTCCTCCTATACCTGTAATTTATGAAAACCGACCAATCCCATAAAAGTGAGTTAATGAAAAACTTGACTGGTCAGCTTGAGATTATGATGCCAGCTCCAGCTCCTCCAAAGATTTTAACGCCTGAGCCAAGTGATGAAGCACTAATAAGTGATGCGCAAGATGATTTTGAATATGCTCGAGTACGCATGAAAAAACTTCTCGAGACAAGCGATGAGGTTATAAGTAACTTACATGCACTTGCTACTGATGCTGAACATCCTAGAGCATATGAGGTGCTTGGCAATATGATCAAACAAAGTGCTGAAATGAATCAGCAGCTGCTTGATCTTCAAAAGCAGCGTAAAACTTTGATCAAAGGCAATAAGCCTAATGAGGCAAATAGTACAACAAACAATGCAATTTTTGTTGGTACAACTACTGAACTTCAAAAATTCTTAAGTAATCAAAATCAACAGGCATAGATAAGCTGCAGCTATCGTCTTCATTTCATTCAGCCGAAGGTGCATGGCACCTATTATACACAATGTTGAAAGTTTGTAAACAAAAAAATGCAAAATAATTCATATAATGGAAACCCCAAAATAAAAGCAGATGGGGTACAACAAAATTTTACAGCACATGAAGTGAGTGAATATATTCGCTGTCGTGATGATGTCGAATATTTTTGTAAGAATTATGTAAAGGTCATTAGTCTGGATCATGGGCTCGTGCCATTTGAATTACGTGGCTATCAAAGCAATCTTGTAAAACACTATAGTGCTAATCGATTTAGTATTGTTTTGGCTCCAAGACAAAGTGGTAAGAGTGTGACTAGTGTTGCATGGCTATTACACTATATGGTTTTCAACGCAGATAAAAAGGTTGCAGTACTCGCAAATAAAGGGGCAACTGCCCGCGAGATGTTAAGCCGCTTTACTCTTATGCTTGAAAATCTGCCATTCTTTTTGCAGCCCGGTGTGAGAGTGCTTAATAAAGGTAATATTGTATTTGCACATAATAGCGAGATTATTGCCGCTGCAACAAGCAGCAGTAGTATTCGAGGCATAAGTGCAAACATTATTTTTCTTGATGAGTTTGCCTTTGTGCATAAAGCTGAAGAATTTTATACAAGTACATATCCTGTAATTAGCTCTGGTAGTGATACAAAGGTTATTATTACAAGTACACCAAATGGTGTCAGCAATATGTTTTATAAACTATGGCAAGGCGCAATTAGTAACAGCAATGAATTTAAACCATTTACTATTAATTGGCGAGATGTGCCTGGTCGAGATGACGATTGGCGTGCTAAGACAATTGCAAATACAAGTGAAGCACAGTTTCGACAAGAGTTTAGTTGCGAATTTGTCGGCAGTGCAGATACACTAGTAAATAGCACATGCTTGCTTGGCATGCAAGCACAAAGTCCAATTAATATGCAGCATGATATTGCTTATTATGAGGCGCCGCAAGAAGATCATGCCTATATACTTGTAGCTGATGTTAGTAAAGGTCGTGGACAGGATTATAGTACCTTCTCAGTAATTGACATATCATCAAAACCGTTTAAGCAGGTTTGTACCTATCGCAACAATACTATTTCACCGTTGCTATTTCCTAATCTTATTGTTCGCGCAGCAACACAATATAATCAGGCACTTGTTATTATTGAAAACAATGATGTTGGTCAGGTTGTGTGCAACGCTGTTTATTATGACTATGAATATGAAAATATGTTTACAACAAGTGCTGTTAAGAGTAACGGCATTGGCGTTGTCATGACAAAAAAGGTTAAACGCGTTGGTTGCAGCAATCTAAAGGATTTGTTAGAAGGCAATAAACTACACATTGTTGATGCCTATACAATCAGTGAGCTCGCAAATTTTGTACCAAAGGGTGATAGCTTTGCCGCAAGTGAAGGTGCACATGATGATAGTGTTATGAATTTCGTACTCTTCTCTTGGTTTGTGAGTACAGATGTATTTAATGGCATGAGTGATACTGACCTGCGCGAATTACTATATAGTGAAAAGATGCTTGAGATGGAAGAGGATTTGCCACCATTTGGTTATGTTTCAACGACAACATCAATGGGCAGTGCATATGACCAACTAATAGATAATGCAAGAGAGTGGCATACACTTTGAAAGTGTATAATTTATAAATAAGCTTGTGAGTCATAAACTTAGTATGCAATAAACTTATTAACAACAACTGAAAGGAAACAAATATGGGATTTTTAATATCACCTGGAGTAGAAGTCAAAGAAACAGATTTGACAAATATCATACCCGCACTAGCAACAAGCGTTGGTGGTTTTGCAGGGTTTTTTAGATGGGGACCAGTTAACACACCAGTTAACGTTGGTTCTGAAACCGACCTAGCTCTCTTATTCGGAGCACCAACCACAAAGGTTGATGATCTTGAAAGAAGCTTCTTAACTGCTGCAAGCTATTTGAAGTATAGCAACACATTACGTGTTGTTCGCGCAGATGATAGCAGCACAAATGCTCATAGCGGAAATGACTTTACAGCTGATTATGGTTATGGTTATAATGCAAATGGTACAGGTATTAGCCCAGCTCTTAATATTAATAATATTGGTGACCTTTCAAATAGTCAAACTGCATTACGTACAGCGCGTGTAAGATTTGTTGCACGCTATACTGGTGAAATTGGAAATTCTATTGGTGTTGTTGCTATTGATTCTAATACTGCCGCTAATGAAATACCATTAGCTGTTAGATCTGCAAAAACATATAATCCAACATCTACAGACTGGAGCGTTGCTAAGGCAGCTTTATTGAACAAAACAGTAGAAAATGATGAAGTAACAATTATTGTTTATGATAGACTTGGTCTTATTACTGGCTCTGCTGGTGAAATTCTTGAAGTTTATCAAGGTCTTTCTTATTTTACTGGTGCCAAAAATTCTTCAGGCCAATCAATCTATTGGGCAGATGTACTTAACAACAGCTCAAGCTATGTTTGGGGTGTAAACTTCAGCGGTGATAAGAGTGGCTTAACCAATGCGGAATATGCAAATTATTGGACAGCTGAACTATTTGGCGGAGAATATCAATTTGAAGGTGGAACTGATGCATCAAGTTTTGACGAAGATGATTTAGTTACAGCTCTGGGACAATTTGAAAATACAGAGTCGATTGATATTAACTTTGTTTTTGCACATAATTTTGCAAATAATACTACACAAAAAGTAGTTGATGATAAGCTTATTGAGCTTGCAGATACAACACGAAAAGACTGCTTAGCTTTTATTAGTGCGCCATTATCAATTTCAACTGTTTCAGTTGATTCTACAAAGCTTACTGATGTTAAAGCCAAGTTCTCTAATCTTTCCAATGCATCAAGTAGTTATGTTGTGTTTGATAGCACTCCAGTTTATGTTTATAATCGCTATCGTGACGCATTTGCATGGATTCCTGCTTGCGGACATATGGCTGGTCTTTGCGCTAAGACAGATCGTTTAGCTGATCCTTGGTTTAGTCCTGCGGGCTTTAATCGCGGCAATCTATTGGGTGTAACAAAACTTGCTTATAATCCAAAACAAGCTGATCGCGATGATTTGTATACTGCTCGTATTAATCCACTTATTAGCAGCCCAGGCAATGGCATTATTCTCTTTGGTGATAAAACTGCACAAGCTAAACCTGGTGCGTTTGACCGCATCAACGTTCGCCGTCTCTTTATTACAATTGAAAAAGCAATTGCTACTGCAAGTAAATTCTTGCTATTTGAACTTAACGACGAATTTACTCGTGCAGCATTTAGAAATGCGGTTGAGCCATATCTTCGTGAAGTTCAAGGTCGTAGAGGTATCATTGACTTTAGAGTAGTTTGTGACGAAAGTAACAATACTCCTGAAGTTATTGATACTAATAGATTTGTTGGTACGATCTTTATCAAGCCATCTAAGAGCATCAACTATATCACTCTAAACTTTGTAGCTGTTCGTACAGGTGTATCGTTTGAAGAAGTTATTGGCACAAACATACTATAAATAATAAAGAATAACAATAAAATACTATGAGTAATATTTCTCAATTTAAAAGTAATTTTGCCGGAGGCGCAAGACCAAACCTATTCAAGTGTGTAGTTGATTTTCCAAGTATAGCTGGAAATACAAATACAACACGTAAAGCTAGCTTTATGATTAAAGCTGCTAGTATTCCTGCTAGTACAATCACAAAGATTGACGTACCATATCGTGGTCGTAATTTAAAGGTTGCAGGTGAACGTACATTTGAAGACAACTGGACTGTTACAGTCTATAATGACACAAGTTTTGATTTGCGTAACGCATTTGAAAAATGGATGAATAGCATTAACTCTCACAGTCGTAACTTTGCGGCTGATGCTGCAGTTGGTGCACCATTAAATTATATGCGCGATTTGCAAGTAGTTCAACTTGACAAGAGCGGTCGCAGTGAAGATATTGGCATTGCACAATATCGTTTTGTCGACGCATTTCCTGTTAATGTTAATGCAATTGAGCTCAGCTATGAAACTGACGAAGTCGAAAGTTTCGAAGTTGAATTTGCATATCAATACTGGGAAAGAGTTGGTAACGAAGTTATTACTGACTAATCAGTAATGTATTTTAGCGGGGGTGAAAAACCCCCGCGTATATATAGTTTATGAAGATTTTTGGATTCGAAATAGGTAAAGCTGTAGACACTGGAAAGTCAAAAACAATCGAAGGCTTTTCCACCCCAATTTCAACTGACGGCACCATTGAAATCAATGGCAGCATGACTAGTGCCTATTATGGGCATGTGCTGAATATGGATGACATTAACGTCAACGATGAAAAAGGTCTTATCCTAAAATATCGTATGGCAGCAGCTCAGCCTGAGTGCGACCTTGCTGTTAGCGATATTGTTAATGCATCAATTATTAGTGACAATGATAAAACACCTGTTACACTAACACTTGATAGTCTTGACTATCCAGATGAAATTAAAAGAAGGCTACGCGATGAGTTTGATAACATCGTTAAGATGTTGAACTTCAACTTTGATGGCCATGATATTTTCCGCCGTTGGTATATTGACGGCAAACTCTATTATCACCTTGTTGTTGATAATGAAAAAATTGAAAAGGGTGTTCAAGAGATGCGTCTTATTGATCCTCTTAAAATGAAAAAGGTTAAAGAGGTAACGACTCGAACAAACAAAGAAACTGGCACTCGTGTTAAGTTTATTAGTGATGAATATTATCTCTACACTGAAGATATTCATACTAGCAGCGATGCGTTAAAAATCCATCCTGATAGTATATGCTATGTGCCAAGCGGCATACTTGATGAAAGCGGCGCGTTTTCAATTAGCTATTTGCATAAGTGCATTAAGCTGGTGAATCAGTTGCGTATCATGGAGGATAGCTTGGTTATCTATCGTATCTCTCGTGCACCAGAACGTCGTATCTTTTATATTGACGTAGGTAACTTGCCAAAGGGAAAAGCTGAAGAATATGTGCAAGGCATCATGGGCAAATATAAAAATAAGCTTGTATATGATGCTAGCAGCGGTGAAGTTCGAGAAGATCGTAAGAGCATGAACATCATGGAGGATTTCTGGTTGCCACGTCGTGAAGGTGGCAGAGGCACAGAGATTCAAACATTGCCAGGCGGAGAAAACCTAGGTCAGATTGAAGATATTATCTTTTTCCAGAAAAAACTCTATAGAGCGCTTAACGTACCAGCTGGTCGTCTTGATAGTGACAATGCCTATAATATTGGTCGTGTCTCTGAGATTACTCGCGAAGAGGTTAAGTTTCAAAAATTCATTAATAAATTGCGCCGCAAATTTAGCTTGCTCTTTATTAATGCACTGCGTGTACAATGTATTCTAAAAAATGTTTGTACAGCTGAAGAATGGAAAATTATTCGTGAGAATATTAGTGTTGACTTTATTGAAGACAACTATTTTAGTGAGATCAAAGAGTTTGAGATCATCAAAGATCGTCTTGAAGTATTGAGCAGCATTGAACAATATATTGGAAAATATTATAGTGAAAAATGGGTACGCAGTAATATTCTCAATCAAAGCGATGAAGATATTGAGCGCATGGATAGCGAAAATGCTGAAGCAAAAGTTGGAGGTAAAAAAGAAGAACCACCTGCTGATGATTTCGGAGGAGATAGTAACATGGATTTCGGAGCACCTGATGAATCTCCTGAGCCCGAAATTGATGCTGGTGCTGAAGAAGAACCGGCGGATGAAGCTCCTCCAGAAGAAGCATAAATTAAACAAATAAATAAAAAGTTATGAGCGAAGTAAAGAGTCTAATACATGATGTAAGGGATAATAAAATGGAGATTGCAAATTTGCGTCTTGATCAAATCCTAAAGGATAAAATTGCAGTTGCGATTGATCAACAAAGGGTTGAAGTTGCAAATAAAGTTTTCAACAGTGAAAGTTGAAAAGTGATTTTATATAAATAAAGATCAGAGATGAAGTTAATTACTGAACATAACGAAAATATTAAATTTCTTACTGAAGGTGAGAAGGGTGATAAGAAATATATCATCGAAGGTATTTTCATGCAAGCAGAGCAAAAAAATCGCAATGGACGTATCTATCCTAAGAACGTTCTTGAAAGTGCGGTTGATCGCTATGTAAAAGAGTATGTTTCAAAAGGCCGCGCTGTTGGTGAACTTAATCACCCAGAAGGTCCAGCAATTAACCTCGATAAAGTCAGTCACCGTATCACTGAATTGCGTTGGGATAAAAACGATGTCTATGGCAAAGCTCTTATCCTAAACACACCTATGGGTAACATTGCAAAAGGTTTGCTTGAAGGTGGTTGTCAGCTAGGTGTATCAAGCCGCGGTATGGGCAGTGTTAGTCAAACTGAAGGCACATCAAAAGTAAATGACGACTTTATTCTTGCTACAGTTGATATTGTGCAGGATCCAAGCGCACCTAGTGCATTTGTTAATGGCATTATGGAAGGTGTTGAATATTTTTACAAAGGCAACGAAATTGTTGCAGTTGCTGCAGAACAAGCAGTTGAAAAAATTAAAAAGCTTTCTAAGAAAAAACTTGTTGAACAACAAGCTAAAATTTTCAAAGATTTCTTAACTGAAATTTCAGTTAAGTTTTAATATATTATGGAATATTTGAATTTAGTATGGGAAAGGTGAAACTATGAGACTGAGGATAACCCTCCTCTCAATAAAGCAAAAACAAAAAGGATGAAACAAAAATCAAAACTAAAAGATCTTATCGAAGATATTGTTGATTCTGATTTGCTCGCTCTTGATGAGTCAGAGTATCAGTCTCATGAAGAATCGCGCGATGAAGATGAGGATGAGGATGAAGATGAAGAAGAAGTAGAGGAATCTGCTGACGAAGAATCTGAAGAGATGGATGAAATGAAATTAATCAAAAGTGCTGAACTCGTTAAAGCTAATTTGAATAATAAGTTCAAAGCTGGTCAAAAAATCGAGATTACTACCAGTCGTCATGACGGTCGTGGCGGTAATGATCAACTTGTTAAGACCTATACAATCGATAAAGTTAATCGTGAAACGCTTGACATTACTGATGAAAAAGGAAACACTTATCGTTTTAATCCTAGCAAAAGTCAAGTCGACAGCATTGAAATCATAAAAGAGGCTGATGAAGATGAAGATGAAGTAGAAGAATCCGCTTATGAAGATGATATGGAAGAATCCAATTATTCTGATGAAGATGATATGGAAGAAGCTGCTGACTCTGAAGAAGACGAAGATGAAGACGAAGATGAGTCTGTAAACGAAGCCATAGATTGGGATCAAGCAATAACTATAAAAGATTTAATTAATTATGTTGTTGTTCCCTTTGCAGGTGCTTCCTTTGCCGCTGCTGGTGCAGCATTTGGTGTTTTAGGTATTGCTAAAACAAAACAAAAAATTAAAGATTGGTTTGCCGATAAAAAAGATGCAGCAGATGCTAAACAATCAGCTAAACTTATCAAAGACGCTATTGAAAAAATTAAAAAAGATTCAAAAGCTCAAGATATGATTGCACAAATTAACGCAAATCCATATAGCAAAACTGGAAGTAATACCGAAAGAAATAAACTCATCAAACCTTATAAAGCTCATCTTAAAGCAATTCTTTCTAAAGAGCAATATGAAGTATTGAATGATATCTATTCTGAAAGCTTGAACGAAGGTCGTAGTGAAAACTTCAAAGTTGATCTTACCAACGTCAGCAATCTAATTGAAAGTGAAGAAGGTCTTACTGAAGAATTTAAGAGCAAAGCTGCACTTATTTTCGAAGCTGAGGTTAAATCACAACTTCATACTATCAGAGAAGGTCTTAAAAAGAATTATACTCGTCGTCTTGAAGAAGCAGTTGCAACTGTTGAAGAATCTCTTACAGAGCAAATTGATGGCTATCTCACCTATGCTGTACAGCAATGGATGAAAGAAAATCAAGTTGCGATTGAAAGCAGCCTTCGTACAGAGATTGCTGAAAATTTCATGGGCTCATTGAAGACTCTCTTCACTGAAAGCTATGTTGAAGTTCCAGCTAGCAAACTCGACCTATTCACAAAACTTGAAGAGGAAAAACAAGAGGTTGAAACCAAACTCGGTCGATCACTTGAACTACTCGGCGGTCTTGTTGAAAAAGTAGAAGATCTATCTCGCGAAAAAGCAATTGAAGAAGCATGTGCAGATTTGACACAAACTGAAGCACTTCGTTTGAAGAAGCTTGCAGAGAGCGTTGAATTTACAAATGAAAACACATTTGCAGATAAGGTTAAAACCCTCAAAGAGTTTTATTTTACGAACAAGAGTTCAAAGAATAAAACAACGAAAACTCTAACCGAAGAAGCTTCATATTCTTATGAAGATTCTGAAATTGAAACAATCGTCGAAGGACAAATTTTAGAAAAAACTAAACTTGACCCTGAGATGTCACAATACCTAAAAGCACTTAACGCAATGAATAAAAGCGTTACTTACTAATTCCCAAACTAAAAAAACAAAATAACTACTATGTTTAAATCAGAAGCACTAGAAAAAAAATGGGCACCTATTCTTGAGGCTGCCGACGCACCAAAATTCGCAGACACATATCGTAAGAGTGTAACTGCAGTTCTTTTGGAAAACCAACAAAAAGCGGCTCGTGAAGCTCGTGAACAAGCACAATACCTAACTGAGACCGATGTTAGCGCCCAAGGCGGTAACTATCAAGGTGCAGGTGTTGATCGCTGGGATCCAGTTCTCATCAGCCTTGTACGCCGTGCGATGCCTAACCTCATCGCTTATGACGTAGCAGGTGTTCAGCCAATGACAGGACCAACTGGTCTTATCTTTGCGATGAAGTCTCGTTACAATAGCCATGACTCAGCAGTAAAAGGTGATGGTCTTGACGCAACTCAAGGCACAGCTAACCCAGAAGCTCTCTTCAACGAAGCAAATACTGCATTCGCTGGTACAGCTGGCACACCAACAGGTGAAGGTCTTTCCCGTTCTGCTGGTGAAGGTAACATTTCCGGCGAAATGGGTTTCACAATCGAAAAATGCATTGTTGAAGCTAAAACTCGTCAGCTTAAAGCTGAATACTCAATGGAGCTTGCACAAGACCTTAAGAGTGTTCACGGCCTTGACGCTGAAACTGAACTTGCTAACATCTTGAGCACAGAAATTCTTGCTGAAATTAACCGTGAGGTTATTGGCAAAATCAACTGGTCTGCAAGCACAGGTGGTATCGGCGGTGACTTTGACCTTGCAGTTGATGCAGATGGTCGTTGGGCTGTTGAAAAATTCAAGTCTCTTCTTTTCCAAATTGAAAAAGAAGCTAACGCGATTGCTAAAGCAACACGTCGCGGTAAAGGTAACTTTGTTATCTGCTCCAGCAACGTAGCTAGCGCTCTTGCAGCAGCAGGTGTACTTGACTATGCTCCAGCATTGTCAACAAGCCTTAACGTTGACGACACTGGCAACACATTTGCTGGTATCATCAATGGTCGCTTGAAAGTGTTTATCGACCCTTACAGCACAGCTGATTATATCACTGTTGGTTTCAAAGGTTCGAATGCTTATGACGCAGGTATCTACTACTGCCCATATGTACCACTTACTATGGTTCGTGCAGTTGATCAAATGAGCTTCCAGCCAAAAATTGGCTTCAAGACTCGTTACGGTCTAGTTGCTAACCCATTCAGCGCAGGTGCAGGTGCTACAAACACTACAGGTGCAATTACTGAAAATACAAACGTTTACTTCCGTAACTTCACTGTAACCAACATTAACGCTGGTGAAGCTGTCTTTAATAATCAATACGGATTCTACAACGGTAATCCTACCCCATAATCCTTAACGTCCCTTTACCTTAGGACGAACCCAGCAGGGGAGCTTAAAGCTCCCCTGCTTTATTTTGCATAAATACTATCATGAGCATTGATAATAGTTTATTAGCCAATTCACAATTTCGAATAGTAATTGGTGGAACAAATGAATTTCCAAAGTTGTCGTTTTTTGCAACCACTGTTAATTTACCGGGTGTGTCTAGCGAAGCGTTATCAACTAAATATAGAAATTTGCCAGGATTTACTTCAGGCAATAGTCTAACATATGATGCTCTTAATTGCACACTACTTTGTGATGAAAAGATGACAGCATATCTTGAATGCTTCTCATGGCTTAAACATAATGCAAAAGATGGATCTGATATTAAAACAACCGACATTACTATTGAAACACTAACAAGTCATTTTAATATTAGTCGTGGCTTTCGTTTTATTAATGCATTTCCAACCAGTTTGAGTTCAATCGAATTTAATAGCAGCGGTGAACCTGGATATGCTAGTTTCGACATAAACTTTAGTTATGACGAATTTGATCTTATATAGATAACTTCATGGATGTTGAAGAGCTATTAAAACAATGGGCAAATGATTCAAAGATTAGTGAGCATGCACTTGATGAAACAACCTTACGATGTGCAATGCTGCATAGCAAATATCTTGAATTCTATACAATTGCTAAACTACGATTAAAAAAGAAAGAGCTCGATCTCGCTATACTTAAAAAAGACAAGTGGTTATATTATAACGGCAAAATGACAAAAGATGAAATGGATGCTAGAGGATGGATATATGATCCGTTTCATGGCATGTCAAAGCCACTTAAGGGTGATATGGATATGTATTATAATACAGACACTGATATCAGCGAGTGTAAAATGGCATGTGAATATATAGGTGTGTATGTTGATACATGCAAAGAAATACTTGATACGCTACGCTGGAGACACCAGACGATCAAGAACATAATTGACTTTAAGAAATTCCAAGCAGGTGTTTAAGCTAACTAAAAAGAATGAAGCAGAGATCTTTGTCAGATGCGCTGATACTGGCGCACTTATGGAGCTCGCTGAGCATTTTACATTTTATGCTGAGGGCTATAAGTTCATACCTGCGTATCGTAACAAACTATGGGATGGAAAAATTAGACTATTTAATTTGAGATCGCATACACTGCCTTATGGTTTAATTGGAGAGGTTGCAAAATTTGCAAAAGAGCGTAATTATAAAATCGAATATGATGATAGTTTGCGAGCACCATTGCCTTCTCGACAAGAGGTGATTGACTATATTTCAAAATTAAATCTGTCTGCTCGAGGAAATAGCATAACTCCTCATGATTATCAAATTGAAGCAGTTGTACAAAGCTTGACTAGCGGAAGAACACTTGTCTTAAGTCCGACTGGCAGCGGTAAGAGCTTGATCATCTATATGCTGCTTCGTTGGTATATTGATCATGAAAGTGAAAAAGCACTTGTTGTTGTGCCAACTACTAGTCTTGTTGAACAGCTCGCCAGTGATTTCTCTGACTATAGCACTCATGACTCTGAATTTGATTCTGAAAAATTAGTGCATCGCATCTATAGCGGCAAAGAAAAAGAAGTTGCTGGAACTCGCGTAACCATCACAACATGGCAGAGCGCAATTACATGTCCTGAGAGTTGGTTCAAAAAATATGGCATGATTGTTGGAGATGAAGCACATCAGTTTAAAGCAAAGAGTCTCAATAGCATTATGAATACGCTAACCAATGCAAGCTATCGCATTGGCACAACGGGCACACTTGATGGCAGCAAATGCAATGAGCGAGTTCTTGTTGGACATTTTGGACCAATATTTAAAGTCACAACAACAAAGGCTCTTATGGAGAGCAAAACACTTGCAGAGTTGACTATACATTGCATTGTGCTTGATTATGATGATGAAGTTAAAAAGGCGGTAAGCAAACTGGATTATGCTAGTGAGATTGATGTCATTATTTCCCACTCTGCTCGCAATAGGTTTATTGTTAATCTAGCTAGAGGCTTAAAAGGCAATACACTTGTAATTTTCAACTATGTTGTAAAACATGGCAAGCCATTGCATGCCGCATTGGTTGCAGCAGAGCCAGATCGCAAGATCTATTATGTCAGTGGCGAAACAGATACTGATGTTCGCGAAAGCATACGTGGAGAAGTAGAGAGCGAATCAAATGCAATTATTGTCGCAAGTAGTGCTACATTTAGTACAGGCATTAATATACGCAATCTGCATAATATTATTTTTGCTGCTCCCACTAAAAGTCAAATTAAAATCCTACAAAGTATTGGCCGAGGCTTGCGGTTGAGCGATAATGGTCAAGCTACTACAGTCTATGATATTAGCGATAACTTCTCATGGAAGAAAAAGAAAAACTTTAGTTTAAAGCATGGAGCAGAGCGTGTTGGCATCTATGACAAAGAAGGCTTTAATTACAAAATATATACAGTTAAGATCTAAACCTAATTCGGCTTTCTTAAAGAAAAGCTTTATTGGTTATAAGAATTATTCTTATAGATATTTTAAGAGCAAACAATCAGCATCATCTATCGGCTTCATTTCATTCAGCCGAAGGTGCATGGCACCTATTATACATGAATCTGATTGTTTGTAAACCAAAAAATTCATAAAAATAATTGTTTACAAACTTTTGTTTTGTGGTATACTAGATAGCATGATTGAAGAAGATCAACCAAAAAAAGTAAAAAGTACACGTAAAAGAAAAGAAGGATCTGATTACATTAACAATAAAGAACTTAGTTTGGCTTTGGCCTCATATGTTCAAAGTGTTAAAACTGCCCGAGCAACTGGCTTGGAGGATCCTGTAGTTACAGACTATATTGCATTGGGGATTTATCAGATTGCTAGCGGGTTATCACGAAGTCCAAACTTCATGAACTATAGCTATCGCGATGATATGGTTATGGATGCAGTAGAAAATTGTATTAAGGTTGTCAATAACTTTAATATTGATGCTCCTACTCGAACAGGCACACCAAATGCATTTAGCTATTTTACACAAATCAGCTATTATGCCTTTTTAAGACGCATTGAAAAAGAGAAAAAACAAACGGAGATTAAACAAAAACTCATTGAAGGTTCAAGTCTCGAATCATTTGCGGACTTTGGTGATGACAGCGGTCAGATCGGAGAAAGCATGATTGAACGCGCTCGTCATAAACTTGATGGAGCATTTTATAAAGATGATCTTTGCAGTGTTAAGGATCATGAGCCATTGCCTACTAAAAAGAAAAGAGGTCGACCAGCTAAAAAAACTCCAGAACTTGGTCCATTGAGTGACTTTTTTGCAGCCCTATGAAAATCGCAATTATCACAGATACCCATAGTGGTATTAAAAACGGCAGTGATGTCTTTATCAATAATGAAAAGAGATTCTATAATGAAGTCTTTTTTCCTGAATGTAAAAAACAAGGCATCACTGAAATCCTGCATCTAGGTGATTATTATGATCATCGTAAATTTACGAATATCAAAGCATTGGCTGCAAACAAAGCCAATTTCGTTGAAAAACTTCGTGAATATGGCATGACTATGAATATCATTCCAGGTAATCATGATGTCTATTACAAGAGTACGAACGATGTTTGTAGTTTGCAAGAGATTGTCATGCTTCATGCCGATGTTATTAAGCTACACATGAATCCAACAATTTTGGATTATGATGGCTTAAAGATTGCCTTGCTGCCATGGATTAACCCAGAGAATTATGCTAGCAGCATTGAGTTTATACAAACTGCCCAAGCTCCAATAATTGGTGCACATCTTGAGCTAGCTGGATTTGAAATGATGAAAGGCATGCCAGCTGCGAGTCATGGCATGAATGCAGAACTTTTCTCTCGCTATGAGAGTGTGTTAAGTGGACACTATCACACAAAGAGTGACAAAGGCAATATACATTATCTTGGCACACCCTATGAATTAACATGGGCAGATTGTGATGATCCAAAATATTTTCACATTCTTGACAGTGAGACTCGAGAGTTGCATGCAATTCGCAATCCAATTACTCTTTTCAATAAGCTTGTTTATGATGATAGCGATGCAGATGATAACATCTATGCTGATCTTGCTGAATATGATTTTAGTGCACTAACATCAACTTATGTTAAGCTTGTTGTGCGAGTTAAAAAGAATCCATATCTCTTTGATAAATTCGTTGATGCAATACAAGCTGCAAATCCATTTGAAGTAAAGACAGTTGAAAATTTTGATGAATATAATGCAAGCAATGTAACGATCGATGAATCTACTGTTGCAACAGACACAGTTAGTCTACTTAATAACTATGTAGATGCTGTTGAAACAGATCTTGATAGAGATCGAATTAAAACATTATTGCAAGAACTTTACGTTGAAGCCCAAGCCCTTGATAGTCTATGATCATTTTCGAAAAAATTAAATATGTAAATTTCCTAAGCGTTGGTACTTCTCCTATCGAGGTTGATCTTGAGGGATATAGATCAACGCTTATTGTTGGAAAAAATGGCAGTGGCAAGAGTTTGCTGTTGGATGCAATTAGCTTTGTACTTTTTGGCAAGCCTCACCGAGGCATTAACAAAACTCAGCTTGTGAATAGCATCAATGGCAAAGGTCTGCTCGTTGAAATATGGTTTCGTTGCGGCACCAAACAATATCGAATTCTAAGAGGGCAAAAACCAAATATCTTTGAGATCTGGCTTGACGGAGAGATGCTTAATCAGGAATCACATAATCGTGATTATCAAAAGATTCTTGAGACAAACATCTTGAAACTTAATCATAAGAGCTTTCACCAGGTCATTGTTCTTGGCAGTGGTAACTTTATACCATTTATGCAGCTGCCTCAAGGCCAGCGTCGGACAGTTATTGAAGATTTGCTTGACATTAGCATCTTTAGTAAAATGAATACGCTACTCAAAGAAAATCAAGGCAAGCTTAAAGAGCAGCTGCGCTATACTGAGAGTCAATTAGAGAGTTTGCGTGAGCGAGTGCGATTGCAGCATGGTCATATTGAAAAGCTACAAAAGATTAGTGGTGATAACTCTGATAAACTTGATATTGAGATTGCAGATATCGACTCCGAAATAGCTCGTGTGCTGGAGGAAAACTCAAGCAAGCTACAAACATATAATCTTCATGCTCCCAGTGTAAAGATCAAACTTGATAAGCAGCGTGAAAAGCTTGCAGAGTTGCAGGGTTTAAAAACTCAAATCAAAATAAAATACAATGATCTGCAAGAGCAAAGCACATTTTATTCTGAACATACACATTGCCCTACTTGCACTCAGGACATCTCTACTGAGACTCGTGAAAAAGCACTGCAGATATGCACACACAAAGCAAGTGAACTACAAGCTGGTGATACAAGCATTACTGAAACAATTTCACAGGCTGCAGAGAGAGCTCGAGCTCTCACTGATCGATTAAATGAATTGGCTAAATTACAAAATGCTATTCATGCAAATAGTTTGCATTTACAAAATCTTGAAAAGAGATTGGCCGAGTGTAAAAAGTCCAGAGATAGTATTGCTGATGCTGTTGCGCTTGAAAGCTCGCAATCTGAACTTGAGACTCTAAAGAGTCAACGTGATAATCTCTCTGATCTTAAAAGTAATCTACAAGACAATCGCCACTATAATGATGTAGTTGCAGAGATGCTAAAGGACACTGGCATTAAAACCAAGATTATTCGTCAATATCTGCCAGTCATGAATCAGCTGATCAATAACTATTTGCAAGTTCTTGACTTTTTCGTAAGCTTTGAGCTTGATGAGAATTTTACCGAGACTCTGCGTAGTCGCTATCGCGATGACTTTAGCTATGCAAGCTTTAGTGAAGGCGAGAGAGCACGTATTGATCTAAGCTTGCTTTTTGCCTGGAGACAAATCTCAAAGATGAAGAATAGTGCAAACACCAATCTACTCATGCTTGATGAGGTATTTGATGGCAGTTTGGATGGTGAGGGCATCGAGAATCTCTTTAAGATTATGGAGACACTTGATCCGAGCACACGAGTCTTTGTTATCTCACACAATGCTGAGATGCAAGATGGCAAATTTGAGCGTAAGCTTGAGTTTGAAAAGGTGAAAAACTTCACGAGGCTCAAGTCTGAGACTGAGTAGGTGTCTCCCCCCGCCTGGGTGCGCGCTTTTATAAAAACCAAGGGGCCTCCCGGCAGGGGGCCCCTAAATATTTTCTCTCATGCCCATCATAGCTTGGAGAAAAAAGTGAAAAAAAGTGAAAAAAATATCACTTTTTTGTTTACTTTCCACTCAAAATATGGTACTATTTCCTTGTGAGCAACACCACCTCAAAACAACCAGCCTTCAACTTCGAGAGCCAAAAGCAACTCGCTCGTCTCTTGGCTAAAGAAAACATCATGATTCGCGTAGGCAATTATAGCACCGCTTTCTTTGATGTCAAAAACCGAATCCTCGGCCTGCCAAGTTGGAACATCTCTGATAAGAATGTAGCTGACTTGCTAGTAGGCCACGAAGTTGGCCATGCGCTGCATACTCCAGTAGATGCACACACTGAGTTTATGAAGAGCTATCCTGATGCACCCTTTGACATTGCAAATATTGTCGAAGATATTCGCATCGAGCGTCTTGTGCAAGAAAATTTCCCAGGACTTATTAGTCCATTTCGCAATGGTTATAGCTACTTCTTGAAACAAGACTTTTTCAAGATCGCAGGCAAAGATCTTTCTCAAATGAGCTTTCTCGATCGCCTTAATCTTAAAGGCAAGCTGCGCGATCAAGTAAGCGTTGCATTCTCTGCTGAAGAGCAAGCTCTCTTTGAAGCGTGTGACGCTACACAAACATGGAGCGATGTGCTTGAAGTTTGCGGTCGCATCATTGAATTTATCGAGAGTGACAAAAACGTCAATCCTCAAATTGCTCAGCAGCAAGACTCTCAAGACGATATGCCATCTCCAAGCTGCGATGAACAAAGCAACGAAGAAGGTGACGACGACACTCAAAATCTAAGCCATAGCAGTCCTGCTGATGAAGATAGCCAAAGCTCTGAGAGTGATAAAGCTTCTGAAGAATCCAAGAGCGAAAAATCTGAAAGCTCTGAGAATTCTGACGAGGCCGATGATGGCACTGAAGCTGACTCTACTACTGAAGATTCTCAAGATGATTCAAAAGATCAAAATCAAGTTACTCAGCCTCAAGATGATAAGTCCGAAATCTCAGGCGCTGGCAAAAGTGTCAAATCTCAAACTCAAGCCAAAGAATCTAAAGAAGCTGACTATAGCTGTTCTACACAACAAAGCTTTGACAATGAATTGAATAAGCTTCATGAAGGCAATGACTATAGCGCAATCAATACTCCAATCCCATCTGACTTTGCAAAATGTGTCAATGATCTCAAGAAAGTTCGCGCTGAGCGTCAAAAACGCTTGAGTCGCTATAACGATGCTATGACTGATTCCATACTGAATGAGCGTTGGAACGAATTCAAAAAGAGCAGCAAGTCAAGTGTAGCAAGCTTTGTCAAAGAGTTCGAACGCAAAAAGAGTGCCTTTGAATATAGCAGAGCTACTCTTGCCACAACTGGTCAGATCAATGTTAACAAATTGCATGCTTATCGCTATGACGATCAAATCTTCAAGAGCGTATCTCGCCTCGCCCAAAGCAAAAGCCACGGCATGGCATTCTTTCTCGATTGCAGCCAAAGCATGGATGGAGTAATATCTGATGTTGTCAAACAAACATTTGAGCTTGTATGGTTTTGCAAAGCAGTTGGTGTTCCATTTGTTGTCTATGGCTTTACTTCGATCAATGAAAATTTTGACTATCGTGAATCTCGCATTGGTGAAAATATTGATTTTCGCTGGGCGACGGTCAATGAGCTGCTTAATAGTGAACTCAATAAAGTCGAATTTGAAACTGCAAGCAAAGAGCTTTTTCTTAACTATGCATGTGGTCGTAGCAATATCTTTGGCAGCCAAATCGAAACTATGAGCGGCACACCTCTCTATGAAACAACAATCATTGCTGCACATCTTGTCAATGCCTTTAGAGCAAAAACTGGAGTGCAAAAAATGAACACAATTTTCATCAGCGATGGCGATGGTGGCTGTCTCAGTGTTATTAGAAACGGCAATGATGCAATGCATAACAAAGACCCACGTAATTATAGCACTCACCGCAACTTTGTTTGGCATAAGAAAGAGATTAAGCTTTTTGTCCGCGAAGCTACAGATAAAGCAGCAATGGCAAGTCAATTGATGCTCGACTTTAAAGCAATCACTGGTAGTAACACTCTTTGCTTCTTCTTGCCAACTAGCGGCAAAAAAGATCTTGTTGCCAAATGCTCTAATGCATATATCAGCAGCGCAGCTTTTCCAAATATCAAAACTTGGGGCGAAGGCTATGCTGCCTATGAAAAGACTATGAAGGCTTCGCGAAGCTCAAACGATCGAGTGATCTACATCCCCGGCGGCTTTGGCTTTGACGGCTATTTCGTAATGAGAGATGCTCGTGCTGGAGTTAAACTCTCTGATGATGACTTTAGCATCAATGATCTTGATACTGAAAGCCGCGCAGGTCGTAATAAGCTCGCCAAGGAGTTCACGAAGCATACTGCTAACAAAAAGCAAAGCAGAGTCTTTCTGAGCAAGTTCATGGACTTGATTGCCTAATCTGAGGCCACCCCCCCCCCCCAGGGGGGCCCTAAAATA